CTAAAGTTGTTTTATAATGAGAAACGCGTCAAAAACTGTTTGCAGATATGGAAGAGGTACTTCATCAGTTGGAGTGATTGTATTGTAAATTACAATGGCACTCTTTTGTGAGAAACCAATAGTACGTTCTATGGTTGCAATGTCCATCTGAGCGATTAAATAGGTTCCATTTTCTGCATCTAGGGCCTCATTTGCCTCATCATCTTGATCGACTTCATCACCAAAGAATGCTTTACTATCAACAGAACTACCGTTAACTTTAAACCAAACGCCTTTAACTAAAGTATTAGTTGTACGGATTTTATTAAAATCAAAATTATATTTTTGATACTCGAATTTTTCAGGGTACTGTGTAATAAGATCTTTTAAAAATGTTTTGACTGTATTCGTAGCTCCGGGAACAAAGAATAAATTCTCCTTTTTTGAATAATACAAACGGAATGTGTTAGCTTTTTGATAGTGATCATGTGTGGTACCATCATCAAGAATAATATGGTCATTGATAGTTTTAAAGAAAGTACAGTCAAAGATTCTAAATGTTGTATTAGAGATGACACGGGTGTCATCAACGTTGGCAATTGTACCTGCTCTTTGGCCTTTGTGATTTACGGTTAGAGTTCCTTCAGCTGGTAACAAAGCAAACTTTTGACATGTTCTAATAGTTAGTGATCGCATTATTAAAAACTCCTTTTTTACTACACATCGACTCTCCTGGCGAGGGCGGTGTGTTTTTTATTTTACAGCTTTTAACGACATCAGTATTTGGTCAGCACATCCTACTTCCTAACGGGAGGGGATGCGCTTTTTTTGTTTATCTTTTCAAAATATTTACTGCAAATCAGTCGATAATTTATTATTTGCATTAGTGGTATTGCTAGAGTAAGTAGCATAAGTACCGCTTGGGGAAGTTACTAGGGTGTAATAAGACTTAATGTCATTATAAATTTTTTTGTCTTTAGCAAATGATTCTCTACTACTAGAAGTAACATTCGTTTCCATTCGTTTGTAATTGGAAGCAAGGTATTTTGCGTTGCTATTTAAGGTATCCGTATCCCCGTTTTCATTCCAAACATCGAATTGTGCAGAAATGGCCTTGTTGAAGTCTGTATAGTTTTTACCATCAACAGTGACACCATTATCGTTATAAATAGCTCCATACCAGAGCTTACTTATTTTGTTATCCATAGATCGTAGCTTGTTTCCAACCTTATATGAATAATCGGAAAAATTTTTCTCCTCATCATTAAATCTATCCTGTTTTGCTTTCAAAGCAGCCGCCTCCTCAGCAGCTTTGTGCTTTTGATAAGCGATGGTCCCCAGGCCTCCTGCCAAGAGAATGAAGATAATGATGATAATTGCCCAGAACCAAGGCTTTCTTGTTAAGGGCTTCTTTTCACTCATCACATATTCCTTGCCATCTTCACCTTTAATTACTTGCTTTGCCATTATGTACGCTCCTCCAAAATCAGTTCAGCTTTTAACGTCAGTCAGTGTTTGGACGTAGATTAGTTTGCAATAAAATCATCGTCATCAAGTGAAATGTCAAGAACTTGATTAGCCACAAGTCCTGCTGTATAAACATATTTTTCAGGTACATGGTATTGCTCGCAAAATTTTAAAATATTAAATTGAGATGGTTCTATGCCAGTTAGGTTAAGATAATCCATTATCATTAGATAAAATCCGCCACGGTCTGCACGGCCTTCAATCTTCGTGTTGCTAACATAGGTGCTTTCAATAAGTGGGTTAGCCGAATCATCAACTAAACAGTGAATTAATTCATGAGCCTTAATTCGTTCTGGATAATCAGTATTTGAGTTGATGAACATGGTGTTGGTGTAAGGGAGAGAGAACCCATATACGCGATTTGGCAAACTGGAAGAATATTGGAAACTGATTCCATAATGCTTAATCAGATGATCCAAATTGTAATCTTGCAAGGAGTCAATATCAGCAATTGCTCCATATAAAGTGTCAAATAGCATATATTAATCGTCCCCGTTTCCACCATTATCGTCGAGTTCCATATTACTGTACTTCTTAAGCCGTTCACGGCCTTCAGTGGATTGTAGGTATGTGGAGATAAGTGCACGAAGGGCGGCACGGTCTGCATCAGTTAGTTCACCATCACGGTCAGTCAGCATAGCGGTTCCGTCTAGAAGCTCTTCTATGTTGACTTTTTTTGTTGTTTCATTTTTTTGCTCTTCCCCAGATAAAAGATAATCTACAGAAACGTTTAAGACCTTGGCAACGGAGGCCAAAGTTTCGGGATTAGGGTTGCGCTTTTTCCATTGATACATGTAATTTGTGCTTACCCCTGCTCTACGTTCAACCTCGGCAATGGAATATCCGCGATCCTTTGCAATTTTTTTGATTCTATCAAACAGCGTCATATAAGGATTCCTCCGATAATATCAAGGAAAAATCTAAAACATGACTTAAAAATAGTTGATTTATTCTAAAACATGTTATAGAATTGTCCTTGTTAAGAAAAGTTATTAAGAATTTTGCCGAATTAAAAAGACCTATTAATCATCTTGGCGGGCGATAAATACAGGCTTTATGGCTTATTTCGTTATGTCTACATTCTAATACATGTTATAGAATACTACAATACTTTCTTAACAATTATTAAGAAAAAAAGGAGGTTAACCATGTTTATTCATATGGAAACAAATAACAAAGCTGAGGCAATCAAGTCGTGGCTAACAAATCACCGAGATTTGGAAAATCAATCTTCAATCGCAAGACGATTTGGAAAATCAACTACGTTTGTGAATTTGTCATTGAACAAGCGAATGACTACAAAGGGTGCCGAAGCTCTGGTAAATGAGGTTTACGAATACCTAGTTGAAAAATACGGAATTTAAGGAGGATTAACTATGAATGATTTAGTAATCATGAAAGACAAACAAGCAGTTACCAGTAGCTTGCAGGTAGCAGATACGTTTGGTAAGCAACATAAGGATGTTTTAGAAGCAATCAATACAAAAATTAGTACAGCGGAAAATTCCGCTCTACTAGAAAACATGTTTGTAGAAGGCCAATATACAGCTTCGAATGGCAAGTCGAACCCAATGTACTACATGAATCGTGATGGATTTGCATTTATCGTAATGGGCTTCACGGGACACAAAGCTGATAATTTCAAGCTTCAGTACATTAAGGCGTTCAACGAGATGGAAGACCAAGTTAAGTATAACGCCTCAGCACTGTCTCCCGAGCTTCAATTCATGCAGGGTGTTGTAGATAAGTTAGCAGCTAATGAACGCAATCAGCACCGCCTCGAAAACAAAATTGATGGCGTTAGTGAGATTGTAGCAACGTCTACCATGGATTGGCGGAATGAGACTTCGCACCTCATCAGTAAGATTGCCCGTCAACAAGGTAACACCGGCGAATCATACAAAATGACTCGCAACGACATCTACGACGAAGTAGATCGGCGAGGTGGGGTATCACTTAAGACACGACTAACCAACTTGAGACGTCGAATGGCTGAGGAAGGGACTTCAAAAACTCAGCGTAAGAATACAACAAAGGTTGATGTGATTGCCCATGACAAGAAGCTGATTGAGATTTACACAGCAATTGTTAAAGAATATGCCATTCGATACCAAGTTTGGAACGAAGAATACTAAGGAGAAATCAGCATGGAATTTGATAGTGTTCGAGAAGCGATGGAGTTCTTGATTTCGTATAACGAATCACCACGTAAAAATATAAAAGTTGACGGACACGAGCCATCTTTTGAAGACCTGCAAGAAGCAAATCGAGAAGCTTTGTACAGTGCTTGCGATTTGCTGGGTATGAGTGACTTGTATTTGCATCTTGGTGAGCAGACAGCATAAGGAGGAACCAACATGAATCCAGAATATTTTGCACAAGAAGTAGCAGCAAACGCGAAAAAAGGAATGGTGGACTATGACAACATTCGTTTTGGAGCAGAAGTTAAATCAGCAGCATCACGTGGTGAGACCAAACTCTCATTTGATTTTCGTTACAAACTGTCGAATGAAATGTTGGACGCCTTGGAAGGGCAAGGTATTGAACTGATTAGTTTGGCTGATGATAAATATCAATTTGATATCTCTAAGTTGGTGAACAGCTTATGTTAATTGCCTTACGTTTAATCGGTTGTCTCCTAGTTGGCATCATCATTGGTGTGTATCACGACCATCTGTTTGAGTAAAGGAGGTGCCCTTAATGGAACTGACACTAGATGATACTAAAGATAGCGCCTTAATTCGTGGGATTATTGCAGTTCTGCTCCCTGCTTTGCGCAAGGAACTATCAATTAAAGAAGAACTTCTTACGGTACAGCAACTCAATGAGGAGTACTACCACATAAGTAATGAAGCTATGGCTGCCATCGTTAGACAAAAAGGATATCCAAGCTGTGACATTCCAGGAAATAAAAATCCAAAGTATTCCCGCCGTGCTGTCGAAAAATATATTGCAGAACATCAAGATTATCATAACTAATTGCCGGGCTAGGCTGATGTAAATGCAATATACGAGGAGATAACACAAATGGTAGCAGTAATCATTTTCACGCTAGTCTTCGGGCTTGGCGGCTTGCTAAGAATCATGTATGAAAGGTGGCGTATGAGATGAACCTGTCAGAAATTATTGGTGAGAACTTAAGAGTAATTATGGCAATCAAAAGTCGACGGGTAAATGAGTTGGCTAATGAGGCTGGAATATCTAGAAATACCGTAACAACTCTTAGAAAAGGAAAGTTTAAGATGATTCAGATTAATTCTTTAGACAAGTTGTCCCAGTGCTTAGAGGTAAGCGTAGCCGATCTGGTAACGGAAAAAGCATTCTACAAGGGTGGTGAGAGAAATCGAGCTAAGTCAGACAACAGAAAATAATCTGAAGCGTACCGAGTTTCAATTAATGAATGCACGAAAAAAGCCCGTTAGCAGGGCAGCGCTAGCGAGCCAACAGACAAATCCCATGACAAGAATTGTCTACTCCGATAGTAGACGGAAACATCATATTTTGCAACAGCTATTAGGAGGTCAACATGAGTAAATCAAAAAAACAAGTCTTAATCAAGGCCTATGAAGCCATTGAGGTTAGCTTGCAGCAACGTATTGCGTCGACGCCGGTTAATCAGGCTAAGCAGCTGCTTCATGACTTCACACAGCTTTATCGAACAAAAGGAAAACTAGCAAGATTGAAAGGGGTGTCCGTAAATGGCTGAAAACGAGCTTGTGACGTTTGAACCGAACATTGAGGTCAATCCTACCCCAATCAAGATTAACAACCTAGAGCAGCTTGAAATGGCTGTAAACGGAGTAGTCACTAAGTATGGTCAAGACTTTGTAGTAACAACGGATAATGTGGCCGACACGAAGAAAATGCGGGCCAACATCAACAAGATTGCTAAGTCCATCAACGATAAGCGGTTAGAGACAGATCGCCAGTACAAAAAGCCTATGGCTGACTTTGACAAACTCATGAAGGGGCTAGGCGATAAAGTCAAAAATCTTCTTGATCCGCTTGATAGCAAGATTGAAGAAGTTGAGACACAAGAGCGTCAAGCACGGTATGACTCGGTCAAGGCTGAAATCGCAGAGATGGCACCTAACTACGGTGTGTCTGCTACTGACATTGAAATTCAGACAGGATGGCTGCTTAAATCACTCAGCCACAAGAAGCTGTTGGAACAGATTGCCGAAGCCATGACGCAATTGCGCAAGGATCGTGACCAACGTGCTACCGACATTCAGACCGTGCGCATGTACGCAGATCAATTAGAGCTGGAATCAAGTGGTTGGGCGGCGTTGATTAGCAAGGGAGAACCCGTTTCTGACATTCTGGCTGAGATGGATGCAGCAGCGGCCAAACGTGATAAGGAACGCCAGAAAAAGGCTGAAAAGGCCAAGGCAGCTAAAGAAGCACAAGCGGCCATTGATGCCACTCACCAGGTTAAGCAGGGTGATGAAACGATCGACACGGATACCGGTGAAGTTGTTCCACAGGTCATCACTGTCAAGCTGACTGGGACGCACAAGGCTCTCGGACAAGTATGGGCCGGAGCCAAACAACTAGGTGTCAGAATTGAACTGATTGATAAGGAGGATTAAATGAAATTTTACAAAGACGGTGCCATTCAACCTATCCCGAATATGTACTTCGTCTATGGGGATGGTGGCACTGGCAAGACCTCGTTGGTCAAGCAATTCAAAGGCCACAAGCTGGTCTTTAGCTTTGATATGTCAAGCAACGTGTTAATTGGTGATAAGGACGTTGACGTGGCAATTCTCGAAGAAAAGGATGCACCAACAGTTCAAAACTTAGTGTCTACTATGGTGACTCGTGCGTTTAGCCAGGATAAATACGACGTGATCGTACTGGATAATGTGACGGCACTTCAAAACCTAGTATTAGAGAACATCGACGGTGCTTCTAAGGATGGTCGGCAGAACTACCAGAAACTACAACTGTGGTTCCGCAAGTTGGGGATGGCACTTAAGGAGTCTGGTAAAACTATCTACGCTACAGCTCATCAAATTGACACTGGCAACGGTGATGGTCTAAGTAGCAAAGGCCGGTTCGCCGCTGATATGAACGAAAAGACATTCAACGCCTTCACATCGATGTTTGACCTAGTCGGACGTATCTATTTGAAGGACGGTCAGCGGTTTATCGACCTTGATCCCGAAAATGGCAATCACGCTAAGAATCGTCTGGACAACCGAAAACTGATTAAGGCCGACGAACTGCTTGACGTTAAGAAAACCGAAACTAAGAAGACGACTAAAAAGGAGACTGACAAAAAATGAGTTTATTTACAACTGACAGCAATAATGTGTTTGGCACTGGGGTACAAGAAGCGGGTTCTTACAATGTGAAAATTGTCAAAGCTGAGGCAGGTAAGGCAAAAAATAGTGGCCGTGAAACGTTAACTCTCGATTACCAAGTCTTAGATGGCAAATATCAAGGTGGTGAAATTCGTTATCAGACTATGACGTGGATTGATGACGACAGTGAAAAGCTAAAACAATCAATTCGTCGGTTCAACACGCTAGTTGTGGCATTGGGTGTTGGCGATGGTGTAACGATTGAATCAATCCCACAACTTGCTAAGTCGGTGCTCAACAAAAAACTAACGGTCGATGCTGATTGGGGCGATCCCAACAACAAAGGCAATGTTTATCTGGAAGTTCGTGGCTATCATTTGCTTGATCCAGAAGGTAGCAAACCTAACGGCATTAAGCGCTCAGATAGTCAGTCAAATAAGCAACATAATGGTGGGTTCAACAATGCTTCCACAGGGACACCGACGACCCCAACTGCTGATCCATTTGCTGGCAGTGGTTCAGGTGACACAGTTGATATTAGCGATTCGGACCTTCCTTTCTAAACCAAAGTGATCACTTAATTGCTTTCGTCATGAACAAAACAGGACTGCATAAGGAAGGTAGATAAAATTATGGAAGTCACAGTAACGCGAGTCAAAAAGTATAACGCAGCTTGGAATAACGTTGTCTCCGTAGATGGTGTACCGGTGGCCATCGCTAAATCAGCACATCGAGCTGGTCAGATTGCAGCGTATATTCAAGGTCTGCCAGCTGAGGTTAATGACTTATGGTTAAAACGTGAGCTTAAAAAATGGTGGTGATTTAAATGGCAGAAGCGCCAAGTTATTATGCCATCATTCCAGCCAATGTCCGATATGACCAAAACCTTCCAGGCAAGGCAATCTTGCTGTACGGAGAGATTACGGCACTCTGCAATCAAAAGGGATATTGCTGGGCGAGTGATGACTATTTTGCCAAACTTTATGGTGTGACGAAAATGACGGTTCAGAATTGGCTCAAATCTTTAGAGAGAGAAAATTATATTTCTCGTAAGGTCACTTATAAAAAAGATACGAAGGAAATTGAGCATCGATTGATTCGAATTGAGATGACCCCTACTAAAAAAAATTTGGGTACCCCTACCCAAAAAAACTTTAGAGATAATACTACAAGTATTAATAAGAACCATAGTAAGGCAGAACCAAAGGAAGATTCAATTCACTATAAGAAGATTATCAATTTCTTGAATGAAAAAGCTGGAAGAGACTTCAAAGATGTTGAAGGTAATCGAAAGCTAATTCGAGCAAGAATCCATGATGGCTATAGCGAGCATGACTTTGCGTTAGTGATCGACTTTAAGTGTAAGCAATGGCTGAATGATGAAAAGATGGAAAAGTATTTGAGACCTGGAACACTTTTTGGATCATCGAAGAAGTTTGACCAGTATCTTGATGAAGCTAAGCAGAATAGAAAACAACAAGCCCCCACCACTGAACCACAGGGTTTAAGTGTTGGAGAAGGTTCCGCCCGCGCCGCCAATTATTTGGCCAAGCTAGAAAAACAGTATGAAGGTGATTAAGTGAATGACGATATTGAAAAAGAAATTATTGCGATTTTGCTCAAAAATCCTAAAGACATTGAGTTAATTAATTTAAATCCAGAATGGCTTTCTGATAGTGATTGCAGGGCTTTATATATGGCAATGAAGTCAACAGAAGATACTTCTCTAATGACCATTTTTGGTAAAGCCAAAACAATTTTTGGGCAGATGACGCTTGGGTATAGCGATTTAATTACTTTGCGAAGTAGTGCGATTACTGACGCACACCTTAACGAATTGGTTAAGGACTTACACCGGGTCTATGCTGAAAATCAATTGGATCAAGTGATTCAGATGTATCAAGAGGCACCTTATGATGACAATTTGGAGAAGCTGTCAGTAGCTATCAATAGTGTAAATTCAATCGATGAGCGTGTTGACGATGGGAGTATCGGCGCTGAGGCCGAGGAACTAAGATATAACCTTGACCATCCAGTTCAAGCGGGTATCAAGTCTTATAGTCAGCTAGATACATGCTTAGCAGGAGGCTTTTACGGCGGGATGCTCTTCACTCTAGGTGCAAGACCTGGGGTGGGTAAAACGGCATACAGCGTTAATTTGGCAGCTCAAATGATGTCTAAGAATTCCAAACTCCACGTTGACTACTTTACCTTGGAAATGACTAAGCGAGAAATGCTGAATCGCTTTATCAGTCGAGATACTGGTGTGCCGAGTACGGTGCTTCGGGCGAATGCTAATGGGTTAAAACCTGTGCTTAAGCAGATTGTTAAGCAGTCATCGGAGAAGATGGAACGTTTGAATTTAGCCGTTTATGACCAAACAAAAACATTGGCACAAATTGCTGGTGTAATCCGGCGACATGCCAGTGAAGCTAAGCAAAATGAGTATATTGCATTTATTGACTATATCGGTTTAGTTACGGTTCCGGGATTTAAAGAACGTTATCTGCAAGTCGGTGAGATTACGCGTCAGTTAAAAGTAATGGCTAATGAGTATAACGTCCCCATTGTGGCATTGACTCAACTTAACCGTGGCATTGAAAGCCGCCAGGATAAGGCACCTCAGCTCTCTGATATTCGGGAATCTGGCTCTGTTGAGCAAGACAGTAATGTCGTGGCATTTTTATCCCGTTCGTCAATTCAAGACGACATCATTAATTTGGATGTTCGTAAGAATCGTGAAGGCATGTTAATGCAAATCAAGTATCAATTCAACGGTCAGGGGATGAAATTCCAGGAGTTGGAGCTAGATAGCAGTGACTAGTCAGTACATGTCCACTCAGGACTTTAATGAAATTATGAATTCGAATGGATGGCACATGAGTCAGGCAGTCAAGGTATACCTTGTCAAAGCTAGCCACTGCTTCAAACAATATCAGCTAATGACAAAAGCGGCGAAAGCACACCCAAAAAATAAGGTGCTGCAAGCCGAATACAGGCATTTAGATGAGCTGAGGGCTAGTTATGTCTGGGATGCATTAGACACAGCTGAGATCGAATATCTGCAACAATGGCGGTTCCTTGAAGACAAAGGTGACTTCATCCAAGCCATGATGCTTAAATATCATGGTGATTTAAGCAAATGTACAAATGAGGAAAAGGCTAAGGCCGATTATATTGAAGCCTTGGAAAGTGCTAAACAACAGGAGATTAGAAATGGGGTGAGATAGATGCAGCTATTTTTGCCAGTAGAAAAAGACTCTGACGGTAAGCTACTGATTAATCTGAGCGATGTTGACCCGCCAACTCGGCGGATTATTGCCGGAAATGTAGGGCAGCTTGCGGAGATTAAATTTGACGACGGTCGGCATATTACGATCGATCAGCGTAAGAAAATATTTGCTCTACTTGGTGAGATTGACCAGTGGACTGGTAACTTCACGATGGATATTACCGAGCGGCAAATGAAACAGCTTTTTATCAGTGAAAAAGGTTTGGACGAAGAATTTTCGTTCAGCGATTGTTCTTTGAAGCTGGCCAGTGAGTTTATCGAGTTTCTGATCGGTGCTTGTTTTGAGTATGATATTCCGTTTGCAGGTAAGACATTAGATGCTATTCGAGAGCAATACGGCTGGGATATGTTTTGCATCAAATATCATCGTTGTATGATCTGCAATCAGCCAGCCGACATAGCTCATGTACATGCAGTCGGCATTGGAAGAGATCGTAATCACATCAGCCATATTGGCAATTACGTTATGGCATTGTGTCGCAGACATCATCAAGAACAGCATCGTGTCGGCATTAAGTCGTTCATGAAGGAGAACCAACTTAAGGGAGTTAAAGTCACTCCTGAGATTGCTAAGATGCTAAGACTAGGTAACTGGCAGCAAGAACAAGGACAGAATTTAAGATTTATCAATGCAGAATGAGAGGTGGTTGTGTGGCTGCTAATGAAGAACTAATGGATAAGATTCGAAAAGCTGAGAATGAGTACGGAAGTTCAGATGATTGGCCTGAGTCAGTCGTTAAAGAGCTTAATGGCTTGGCCAACCGCCAGCCTGATGGCACGGAAGAGACCATAGAGGCACAAGAATTATTTAGACGAGGATTCACTGGAAATAAGGTTGCTGAAAAAATGCATCGTAGCAGTCATTGGGCAGCGACTCGCAAACCGATTATCACGGAGTTTGATTGTACAAACGAAGATTTGAAGGATCTTAAGCGTTATGAAGGAAAACCTATCAGATGGGTGGCTACAAGAATGGGTCGGAACTATCTGTGGGTACGTTGCATGAGGGAGAAATTGCGGGAGGCAGACAATGAGTAACGTTTACGTAGTTTTTGAGGACATTGATGAAGATGGCGGGTTTGGTGATGCAATTCCAACAAAAGAAGCTGTAGTTGCTTTCTATACAAAAAGCAAAGCCGATAAATATGTATTGGAAAATAGTCATGAAGAAGTTTACGACGTTCCATATGACGAATTAAAACGTGGAGGGATGCATGTCGAAACAGTTCCAGTTAATGATGACTAAGGAGGTTTCAAATGTTTAACTGTAGCAGTGAAGTTAAGTGGATTCGAGTTACGGATATTGATAGCGGCTTAGCTTGGATAAATTTAGAAAACGTGGAAAGAATCTATCCAATTAGTGAGGGATCGGCATTCGAGTGCATTGACTCAATCACTCGAACTACTGTTCCATTTGAAAAAATTCCTGATCTGTTGGGCGGAGGTAGCCAATGAATAATGCCTTGCTATCATCAGAAAAGAATTATTGGGAAACACCACATGATTTTTTTAAGAAGCTGAATGAAAAGTACTATTTTAGCTTTGACCTAGCAGCGAGTCCTGAGAATACCAAATGTGAGAACTTTTTCAGCGAGGAAGACAACTCACTTACTAAGGCCTGGCATGAGCTTAAAGGCAACCTATTCTTAAACCCGCCATACGGTAGAGAATTACGAAAATGGGTCAAGAAAGCGTATGAGGAAAGTCTCAAAAAACATGATGGTTACATTGTGCTACTTATCCCAGCAAGAACAGACACCAGCTACTGGCATGATTTCATTTTTGGGAAAGCACAAATCAATTTTTTACGCGGACGGATTAAATTTGAACTGCATGGTGAATCAAAAGATGCGGCACCGTTTCCTTCAGCGATCGTTATCTATGGAGGCAGCCAATGAAGCACGGCGATAAGGTGTATTAGTGTTTTTAGACAATTTGAAATGGAGATAATAAATTATGGAGAATGTAATGAGAGTAAAAATCAGCACCGGCAGCATTACAGTATCGGTTAGGGCGGACCACGTATTAGAATTTGATGACTTATTTAAGATCCATCAGTTGGCAACAGGCGGCCATGATCATTTGACCATCGAAAGTGACAGCAAGGATGATGTAAAGAGTGACAGCGACGAGAATATCAAGGATAAATTTTCCCATACCGACAATGTATCACAAGAAATGGGCGAACCACGTCCTGATGATGTGGTTAAAGTGGCAATGGCCTGCCCGTTTTGTGGGCACACTGAAAGCACGTCAGCTTTATGGAAACATTCATTTACCAGATGTCCTAATTGTCATGAGAAACTATTTCTGCGTTGGGCGACTGATGTTCCTGGCAAGCCAGATGAAAAAGGATTCTATTATAAGGCGGAGACAAAGTTTCATAGTCGATATGAAGATGAGAAGTCAGACGAGTTTGCAGAAATGTTTAAACACAGTGATCAGGAAGGTGTCCCCGATGCCTACAGCACGGTCGAAGAAATTAAGAAGTATTTGGATAGCAAAGGCGTTGATTACTCAGGCTGTCGACTAAAGGGGTAATTCCTAGAATTAATTAAAGCTAACGATTAATTTGTGGCACCGAGTGATGTTGAGATTGGGAGGTCGAATGATGGAAATTATTGATAAAAGTTCACATGCACTGGTTACCGAGTACTCAGTGGGCGATGTAATTCGAATGGATAATTCCGTTTGTATCATCGTAAAAACACCAGATGACACTTATCTTAAGGCATATCTTAATGACGGGTCTGCAATCGGTGGCTATGGATCGCTAAAGAATCTTTACTACGAAACACACGTAAGTGGTGAGCGGAAGGTTAAGGCTGCTGTGGTGATTGAGGGAGAAGCTAAATGAAGTCACCGACAGCACTGAATAAGCGAGGAACGAAGGTTCGTTTGGATGGTTATGTGTTTGACAGCCAAAAAGAGGCCGACTTCTATATGCGATTTGTTCGGGATAGCGGATTGCAGTATACAATCCACCCTAAGTACGTGCTTACGCCACTTACTGAATTGGGACAAATTAAGGTGTCACAAATATCGTATAAACCAGATTTTGTAATATACAAGGACGGGAAAATAGCACACGTTTATGACGTAAAAAACAGTTTCGGCGTTTACGGGATAGATGGCAGCGTAAAGTTACGGTTCAAGCTGTTCTTGCTAAGTCAGGGAATACCGGTAGAAGCAGTTGTAGTGAGAAAGCATGATTTTAAAGTAATAGCGCAAGGCATTACGAAGCAGCGTAAGCCCACTCATCCACTTGTATGTACCAATTTGCAATATGACTGGATTGAAGCAACTAGCCTATAGGAGGTAATCAGCATTGAACGAAAATCAGAAGGTATTTCGTCGGTTCGTTTTGCGATCATTCGAGGATCATCATGAGGATATGACACGAGCACTTGGCTGGTGTCAGCTTCACTTTTACAGCTTATTGAAGGTGGAACGTGATGCAATTCAGCAGCTTTCAAGCCGCGAACGCAACGCGGTAATTAGCGAAATTTTACTAGCAAACAAATAAGGAGCGGATTAAAAATGGCAAACGAAATTAAGGATAACAGCATCACCGTTAAGGGCAACGTCTTAAACTCAACCGAAAAGACAGTCAACAAGGGACAAGTTATCGAATTGAAGGTACGAGTCCCCGCCGACCAGTTTGACGGTAAGCGTGACGCCTTTGCACAAGTGTTGGAAGGCAATTCTATTATGACCTTCACGCCAAACCAGACGGAGCTAGATACTGACACTGATGGCGAAGATAACCCGGATCAAACCGAATTGGAAGTGGACTAGATGGCGAGTAAATCGGATTTTGAAAAGGTAACGGCCTATCTATTTGTTCTGTCAGTTGGCGTTGGCTTATATCCAATGCAGATTATCGGTGAATTTATGCGAGATGTGAATTCAAAAGGCGAAGTTAATCAGCCAATGGATATTGGAGTTCCTGATGAGGTCAAGGAAATTTATGGCAGCTGGACGGAGAAAGAAGAATCAGCTTTTCTGATCTTTTTTGGGCGTGCTTGCATGAATGAATTGGAGGAGAAATAGCATGTTTGTGGCTTATGTAATTAGAAATTTGGACAATGGGAAAGACAATTTAGAAATTCTATGTTGTGGCCGATTCTACTGAAAATTTTTAAATAAAATTCTTATTTTATGTAGAGGTGAGAATATGAAAATCGGAGAATGCATTTCGTTAAAAACACACTTTAAGGTGATTAAGATTACCGAGCAACTTGGCGATGAAGTTAAAAAATCCTTTGAAACAGCACGAAAGCAAGATGAAAGCTCATCTGATAGCAATCCCAGAAATACTTGGAAAATGATTTATAAATTCCATGGGATTGTTTGGAACGACGTATTTGGATTTTATTTTTTGGCTAATTATGGAACAGAAAACCAGCGTCGCCAGCAAACTATCATGCTAAATGATCGAATTATTGAAAGTCCATTATTTGATGAACAATTTTTACTGTCAGAAAAGGAGTATCAACGGTATTTCGCAACGGTAATCTAAATAAAATTCTTATTTTATGTAGGAGGGTATAAGTTGAAAACGACCGAATTTGTCCAAGCCATTAGAAAAATGGCATTTGGTATTGATAGAGTTACTTGTTTTGGCGAAGGGATTATCTATCGTATCTGGGTTCCTAAGAATCAGTACGACTCGGTCAAAGTGGCGATGATATGGCAGGATAAGAAACAAAAAATCATTGAGCCGGAAGGATATAGAGCTATCAAGGATTATCTAAGCGCATTAGAAGAGTCTGACCTTCTAGGCATCATTAGTGATTACATGGCAACGCCGATTGATGAACGTAGCCCGCTTGATTCGGAGGCGGACGAATGAGCTTGACGGATGGTAGGTATTTATCATTTAATCGTGGGCCAAAAATTACGACGATTTATGGTGACCAATTTACGACAAGTGATCCTCAATTTGAAAGCCTCAAATTGGGTCAACCAGCATTCTTTGATGAACACCTCCTTGTTATTATCGATATCGATAAAAAGAAGCGGATACTAACGGCCTCGGAGTCAATGGAGACAGTTATAAAGTATTTTCAGAACTGATTGCATAAAAAAAGGGCCGCCCGCCAGCAGCCCTCACCAAAATAACTGAACAACTTATTTTACCATAAACTAATGGAATGATGGGGGCTGTCAGCAGTGATGGAGATTGATTTTAGTAACACAAGCATGAGTGATGTTTTCCCAAAAGTAGACAAGCAGGCAACGTGCCATAAGGTGGCTAGCTTCCTTAAGTGGACACTACCTCGTATGGTACTGATTGCCGGCAAGTCACTGACCGATCTACGCTCGCCAAATTACGACGGAATGCCGAAAGCTCCCGCCAGTGCTAATAGCAACGATGCTCGTATCGTACAGAAGCTCTATGCACAAGAGGTTATTAAACGAACCGTCGAAGCGATAGGTAAGTGTGATGAGGAATGCCGCGAGATTTTGGACATGCTTTACTTGCAAGACTACACGGATACTATGTGCTACCTGGACTTGGGTTACTCTGAATCTACTTACAGCCATAGCAAGAAGCCCAAGGCATTGCTTCAATTTGCTGATGTTTACTTGATGGAAGATTTGCGCGTGCCTGCTGCTGAATCCTAGATAGTTGCAAAACGGTTGCAAAATGGTTGCGGATTAGGTGCAAAAAGGTTGCGTGAAGTTCGCCGGCATTAACTGGATTTCGGCGTAGTATAGATATCGTTGAAAGGTTAAGAAAAAGCCGCCTGAGGCATTAAGCCACAGTGATGTGGACCAAAGATCGTCCTACTTCCGGCATTGTGGTGGAATGATGAACCGGCCACAAGATAACCTCCGATCAGAAACGTGCATAGCTCAACGGCAGAGCAAAGAAGATACGGGTTCGACTCCCGTTGCACGTATTGCACGCCAGTCGCTAGAAGTATTGGGTACCTCCGCTAGTGACCAGAACGTCAGTCGGCAGTAGGCACCGTGAGAGCCTACCGATTGTACCCATCGTTAATGGTGCAAACCCGCAATGCGGTACTGACAAGCTCCGAGTTCGACGATTGTAGGAGTATTAATGCGCGGTTTAGGAGTGGTTACCTATCTGGTCTCATAAACCAGTACACGTTGGTTCGAATCCAACCTGCGCAATTGAACGCCAATTCAAAATAAAGGGAGCTGAAAGGCCCCTATCTTTTAATAAAAATACATTTGCTTAACAATGGTGTTCATGACGGCTATTCCTTAGGGGATGGCTTTTTGTTTGGAGGAAGAATAATGACAGATGAACCATTAGTAATTTATCGAGGTAAGAATACAAAGATTTTGCTGGACGGGAATGCCGTTCATAACTTCGGGCCAGTTCCAGAAAACATGTTTGATGAAGTTGAAGGAGGAATTATCCTTCACTTGCTGTATGCGTCTCCGGTGCTTAAGCATTTTAACCCGAAGAAGTTTAAATCAATTATTTGTGATGAAAATGCAACCGTGGTTACCAAGATGAAAATTGAGAAGTTCAAGATGTTGCCGTTTTCGATTGGTGCGAGTGTTCCAACGGTTGACATGATGTTGTACGGGAAACCACATACTACATTTACGGATTAATATAAACTCAATTCATACTTTCCTGTTATACTTAATTTAATTAATTTTGGAGGTAGAGAGGAATGGGCGCATATACTGAAATTAGTGCCGCTATTAGAGATGCAAGTAAGGCAATTCAAAAGTCAAAGGATTCTGATTTACGTCAGAAGGCTATTGATTTACAAGGAATTGCAATGAATCTTAATATGGAAAATTCAGATTTAAAGCACCAGATTGAAATTCTTAAAGGTCAGTTAGCAGAAAAGAATCAGTTGGCACTCGATAAGGAAAGCCTTTGCAGATTTCAAAGCTTTTGGGTGTCTGATGAGGCTACAAGGGATCAAATCGAAGCGCATGGGACACCGATTGATCGAGACTTTTTAGCACATATTTATTGTCCAAAATGTTTGGTTGAACGAAATCAGCTCGTTCCTGTAAATGGATATGGGTCTAAGGAGAACAGACTCTATCAGTTAATGTGTCCTGTTTGTCAGTACAGTGAGTACATTGAATTTAATATTTAACGATGCTAATTAAGGAAGTGTGGTGAGTATGCGTGACTGATAAGGAGCAAGCGTATCAGGATTACATGTCAGGGATGAAGTATAAGGATATTGCGAGTAAGTTAGGCATATCCATCAATACGATTAAATCCTGGAAGAAGAGACATAATTGGCAGCGAGGTGCACCCCCTGCAACTAAAAAGGAAAAGCACCAAAAGAATGCACCCCAGGTTGCACCTCCTGCAATTGACCAACTGGATTCCAACATTCAGCTGACCGACAAACAGAAAATGTTTTGCGTTTACTACTTGACGAGATTTAATGCAACGTGGGCCTATATGAAGGCCTACGACGTCACTTACAACACGGCCATGGTAAATGGCAATAGACTGCTCAGAAACGCTTATATCAAGCAACAGCTAGCAGAATTGAAGAAGGCTCAGGAGACTGAGCTATACATAAATGCAACTGACATCTTAAATGAGTATGTTAAGCAAGCCACCAGTAACCTCGGCGACTACTTGAAATATGACGTGCAAGAGATGGTCGATAAGAAACACAAAGACGTTCACGGCAATTACGAGCGCTATTACTCCGTGCAGATTAAGCCTGAGGATATGGACAAGGTCGATATGTCGTTGGTGAAGTCCTTCCATCGTGGCAAGGACGGCCTAGTCATTGAGCTATATGATAAACAGAAGGCCATGCAAGTCCTACTTGATCGCCTGCCAGAAGCTAAGTTGACCAGTGAGCAGAAGGACAGCTTCCTAAATGCAATCATTGCCGCCAAAAAAGGCAAAGAAAAAGAGTAGCCGAAGCTACCCGAAGTCTATATTATCTAGCATACGTTCTCGGCTGACCTGATCTAAGCCGAGATAGGCGAGCGTCATGGCTTCACTAGAATGATTAAGTAGAGTCATGACCAGTCCGATGTTGTAGTGAGACTGAACATAGACGCGATAAGCGCCCGTTTTACGCATGGTATGAGTCCCCAAGTAATCCAGTCCCAGCAAGTCACCAACACGAGCCATAACCTTGTAGAATTGCTTCTCATTGATGTGTCTGGTCGGGGCACTGCTGGACGGGAAGAGCCATTCAGATTCAATATGCTTGGAATTTAACCATTCACGATAATCCAATAAGTCATTAATGACTGGTTTGAGGTAGAGAGTGTTCGCCTTGCCGGTCTTTTTGTCGTGGATGAATGCATTCCTACGAGCATTACCGTCGCTGTCAAACACGTCATCATATCGCAAGGCCAGAACGTCGCTTACTCGAAGTAATGTGGCTTTCCCCACTTGGAAGATGGTGTAGTTCCTGCGACCAGCTCGAAAACTATCGAGTAGTGTTTGCTGAACTTGTATCAGGACGTTTGAGTCTTTGATTGGAAGAACATTTTGCTTCATGATTGTACCTTCTTTTGTGGTCTATTTATCTTAATATGGAATAAATAACTCCTATAAAAAGAAGTATACAATCTAAACGCTGATAAATCAATAAGCATGAGGAGTTATTATCTTGAAATAACCCCTAAGACATCAAAGAATAGTTAAATATTAAACTTGTTGAGTCGTTCGGATGAATTTGTTTATAATAGATTATCCCTCAATATTATTAATCAAAGATGGAGAAGTCTCTTTGCATGATTAGTTGCTCCAGTGGAATCTCATATGTTTTCAGAAAATCAAGCAGGGCACACCAATCTTCAGAAACCTGCATGTACGTCGGGTTATCCCAAGAATCATCTGGAAATTCAGATATATCTATGAAATTGGTTGAGTCAAGTGTCTCTAGAATATCGACCTTTGTCAGATCATATGCACTATCCCAATATTTGAAAGATAGCTCATACTCATTATCTTTCAAACATGCTTCACTGATGCGCAACAATGACTCTCGACTTGTTAAATTCAGATCCTTTAAAGACAATATAGTATTCTTAAGTTCTTTGTACTCACAAATCGAATCATCTTTTATATCATTTAAATCGTTAATTTCTTCTGCCGGAATTTCTAAGAAAGATACTAATTTTTTTCCGTTTTTGTATGGGGTAAATCCGCCTATATCGGTTTTATTAATTACATGTATCATTTGTTCAATAGACTCATCTTCAAACGTTTTCTTTAATCCCATTAGTTTAGATACAGTATATAGTTCCTTGTTTTCGGGCTTATCAATTTTTTTATGGCAACTGGGACATAAGACCATTAAATTATCGGCGTTATTAAGACTTTCCTTTTCTTTAGACGTATCATATCTGGCTGAATTCTTATTCAATCCGCATATGTGCGCAATTTCGCATATATTATATTTTTGCTTATCATTCTGATCATTTGAGTCTGATACAAATATAATTTGATTTCTACACATTTCGCAGGATCCGCCACTTAAAAGTAGTAAATTTTTTAAGGTTTTTTGTGTGTAGCTATGCGCGGTTTTTGTCATGGATTTCTCCCCTTCAATGTAAAATATAAAAAACGCTAATAATCACATACATTGTAAAATTAATTCTTAAAAACAACTAGTGATTATCTTGGGTTTTGATAATGTCAACTTGTATTCCTCGATTTATTTTACCATATTTAAGAGGGTGATTAGTATTCAAGCTAAGCAATTCGAGTTTGCACCGTTTTCTGAAAAACAGCTTAATGTATTAAATTGGTGGCTAGACCCTCGCATTTTTGAAGCCGACAATTCAGAATTAGTCATGGTGCTTCGCCCTGAATGGCTTAATCGACGCGATGTTGAAACGATTATATGTGATGGTTCTGTTCGGGCGGGTAAGACGCTTATCATGTCTATGAGCTACGTTCTCTGGTCAATGACGAACTATAACGAAGAACAGTTTGGCATTGCTGGTAAGACGATTGGATCGCTTCGGCGTAATGTAATCCGGCCGTTGATGAGAATGCTTCGCGGCCGTGGCTACGAGGTGAAGGATAAGCGGGCGGACAATCTACTGGTAATTAACCACAACGGCGTGACAAACTACTACTACCTATTTGGAGGCAAAGATGAAGGAAGCCAAGACCTGGTACAAGGTATCACGGTCGCTGGCTTCTTTTTTGATGAAGTAGCTTTAATGCCAGAATCATTTGTTAACCAGGCGACCGCACGTGCGTCTGTTGATGGTGCGAAGTTCTGGTTCAATTGTAACCCAGCTGGGCCTTACCACTGGTTCAAACTGGAGTGGCTAGATCAATTAGACCAGCACAAAGCAATCCATATTCACTTCACGATGAAAGATAATCCGTCACTGTCTCCTGAGACGATTGACCGTTACGAGCGTATGTATACGGGTGTATTCTACCAACGCTTCATTCTGGGCCAATGGGTACTGTCAGACGGTATCATCTACGATAACTTCAACAAAGATAAGATGATTGTTAAGAATCCACAGGGCACGGCGCGTAAGTACGCTGTCAGCATTGACTACGGGACACTTAACCCGACCGTGTTCTTGATGTGGGGACTGTATGGTGATACGTGGCATCTTACCAAAATGTACTACTATGACGGTCGTCACAAGCATAAGCAGAAGACCGATGAGGAGTATTCAGCAGAACTGGATAGATTCGAAGACGGCCTTAATCCTGTTGAGATTATTGACCCGTCTGCTGCTTCTTTTATCACTTTGCGCCGACGCGGAGGTCATCATGTAATCAAAGCCGACAACGACGTGCTAGACGGCATTCGTAAGACTGGGATGGCGATGAACACAGGTAAGATTGTGTTTTCACCTGACCTAGCTAACCTATTCAAAGAGTTTGCTAGTTATGTCTGGGATGAGAAGGCCGCAGAGCATGGTGAAGATAAGCCAGTCAAGCAGCATGACCACGCGATGGACGCTATGCGTTACTTTGTGATGTATATGATTGGCCGTCAACCAACGATTCAAACATTCAAATTAGGATAGGAGGTGAGAGATTGGCACTAGAAATTGATGTACCAAATTTAGAGAACGAGGTGCTTAACAACACCCAGATTACACATAACAATACGTTCATTTTCCCAGCGGACCAAGAGATTACCACTGGTGACCTGGTCAGCTTGATTGATTACCATCGACTGCATATTCGTCCTCAGTACTTGAAAGACCGTAAGTATTATGAGGGAGACCATGATATCATGCACAAGGCTTCTAAAGCTGCATACAAGCCGGATAACCGATTAGTGATTAACTTCCCACGCAAGGCAGTGACCAGCTTCAATGGGTTCTTTATCGGCACCCCTGTCAAGATTGACAGCAAAGATAAGTCAGCCGACGAATACATAAGTACTTGGACCAATGTGAACAATTTTGAGGATGTGAACTCTGAGGTCAGCAAGGAAGCTAGCATGTACGGACGGTCTTACTACTTTGTCTATCAGGACGAGCAAGGAAACCCATGCGTTGTACCTTCTAGCCCACTTGATACCTTCCTTATCTACGACGATACAATTGCCCGAAACGTCAAATATGGCGTGCATTACAGCTATAACGTAAAGGGTGAGTTAATGGTGTCACTGATGAGTGTTGGTCAGTATAGAGAGTTCGTTATGAACGGGAAATCTGATAACTACTTGGATCAGGTCGGTGTATATGCTTTACCATACCCGATTGTTCCCATCATTGAAGCTGTTGAGAACGAGGAACGACTATCGCTTTGCCACGATATCGTGACCCTGATTGATGCACTAGATAAGGCTATGTCTGAGAAGGCTAACGATGTCGATTACTTTGCTGACGCCTATTTGAAGATTATCAATGCATATATGGGTAAGGAGGAAGTTAAAAATTTCAACGAAAACTTACGCGATGAACGAATGCTTGTGGTTGATGGAGCTGATAGTGGTGCGGAGGCTGATACCCAGGTTGACTTCATGGAGAAGCCTTCTGCTGACGAGACACAAGAACACTTGGTTGACCGACTGGTTGATTACATTTACCAGATTGCTAACGTCGTCAACCTCAATGATGAGGCCTTCGCAGGCAATCCGGCTGGTGTGACCCTTAAGCTGAAATACCAGCCCATGAAAGACATGGCAGACGTCAAAGCCAATAAGTTCAAGAAGTCGCTACGTGACGTGTTTCGGTGCGTCTTCTCGGTTGTACCGGGGATGAATCCCGATGTATGGCAGGACCTAACGTTCCGCTTTACACAATCGACACCGCAGAACTTGCTGGAACTGGCACAGGCTTACAGCTACTTCTATGGCAAAATTTCAACCAAACTGCTACTTCAACAGATGCCGTTTGTGGACGACCCAGACGAAGCTATGGCCGAGTTTAAGAAGGAAAACCAGGATACCCAGCAACAGACTGGTGGAATGGTTCAACAGATACTTGGTAACATGACTGACCAACAGAAGCAGAAGGGCGGTGTAGGCAATGCCGCTAACGCTCAATCAGGAAAAGCAACGAATTCAGCAACTAATCAATTTGGACGACCAAACGGACCAACAAAGTAGTCAGTATACGGCCGAATGCCTAGCTTTCATTCAGACCCATCTAATGGCCTTTTATGAGCGTTATGCAGACGATGAGGGTATTTCCCTTACCCAAGTAAAACAACGCGTCTCCAAGTGGGATATGGGCCAATGGAAGCAAGCTATCAGCCAGATGGGGGATGTGAGCGATTGGCCGGACGATGCCAAGCAACGAATGACCATTGCAGGGTTCGTTGCGGGTATCGACCGTTCCCATTTACTTGATGCTATCATTAGCTTGGGTGTCATCAAGATGACGGTCTCTAACCAAAAAAATATCACTCATCGCTTACAGCTAGACGGCAAGACCGAAGCTAGACGGATGGGTGATTTTTTTGACCTCACTTCTAAACAGTCCAAGAAGGTTACTAGCATTATCACTGACCCAGAGACCACTAAGATATGGTCACAAAATCTGTGGGTTGATAGCGATAAGATAGCCGGGGATGTGCAATATCTAGTCAATCAACACCTTAAGCACGGCATGTCGCTTAATGATTTAAACGATATTCTCGCTTCTCATGCTAATCCTAAGCAGTTTAAACCGGGACAATCCGCTGCTGATCGAATCCAGCAAATGGAATTCAACGCTCGACGGATTGTGCGCACCGAATCGGCCCGATTAAAGGACGAGGTCAACATGACCACGTACCGGATGAAGGGTATAACCAAGGTTGACTGGGTATGTGAGCCTGGTGCTTGCTTGAAATGCCAAGGTATTGAGGAACTGGGGCCATACTCAGTTAATGGTGCGCCAGGTATTCCTGATGATAGCCATCCTAACTGTCGTTGTTCGAAGATTCCTCATATAGAAAATTTAAACAGGAGTTATTTCTAGCAAATGGAGCCTATGGAATGCTGATTTATCAATATGTGGATCTAAATAAATAATTTCAAAGAGTCGATTGTTCGGTATTTACCGTTGAATCGACCTTTTTGTACCCAAAACCAGGCGTGGAAGTTTTAAAAAGCTACGGAAAGTGCAGGCATGGATTCACTTTAAAAGCTATGGATGAAAGGAGTTTTACCCATGAAAAAGTTCGATTTAATGCCGCTTAATCTTCAATTCTTTGCTGAACCAGGCGATTCAGGTGGTGATGGTTCTGGTACTGGTGGTAATGGTCCACAAGACGGACAAGCCCAAGACAACTCTGGCGGTCAAGGTGAAGGTAATCAAGGCGGAGGCCCCAAGCCAAAAGGCGATGAACCTAAGTACACCGATGAGCAGGTGAACGAAATCATCAACAAAAAGTTCGCCAAATGGCAGACCGAGCAAGCAGCAAAGGTCGAAGAAGCTAAGAAACTCGCCGATATGAATGCTAGTCAAAAGAAAGATTACGAGCTTGAGAAGGCCAATAAGTCCGCTGCTGAGGCTAAAGCTCAAGTGGCACGGTATGAGATGACTGCAACGGCCCGTAAGATGGCTTCTGATGCCGACATGACCCTAACAGATGAAGACCTAGACCACCTTGTAACTGAGGACGCTGATAGCACGAAGGCTAACATGGACTGGTTAAACGGGTTAAAGACCCGTATTTCTGCCGGTGTAAAGGCTGAATTTTTAAAGGGTAATCCTCCCAAAGCTGGTGGTGAGCCATTAGGTGGTAAGACGGGTACTTATGGCGCGCAACTAGCCAAGCAAAGTGGATCTAAAAAGGATCCTTACTTCAAAACAACTAACTAGGAGGATAAATAATGACTAAGTATGAACACTATGTAAGTCCGGACCAAGTTCTGGGCTTTATTCGTGAAAAAGTGGCGTTCGGTGCATTGATTAGTGATACTGGCGTTATTGCTGATGCTAATGGTCACAAGGTGATTCCAGCAGGTACGCCTGTTGGGGGAGATACATCAATGTTAGACGACGAAAACGCAATTCTGGCGGTCGCAACTGACGCTACTAAAGGCACCGTACAAGGGATTCTCGAATTCCCTGTTGACGTTACCGCTGGCACTGCCGACGGTACCGTTATCGATAATGGATACATTAATCGGCTGCGGTTGCCAGAAAACGTGACCATTTCTAAGGATATGGAGAAGGCTCTACATGATAAAACAATTGGCGGCAAAGTCATCTTCATCAGCCGAAATAAGTAAAGGAGGGAAACACATAAATGAATAAATCGATTTTTGACGACATCAACTCAACTAATATCGGGTCTTACTGGACGACTTTATCTCAGCAAATGGATCCTTATCTTTGGGAAACGTTGATGCCAAATTCTAAGCAAATTGCTTCTGATTTTGTTTTCTACCGTGGTATGAGTAATGCTCCTAAACCACTGGCACCATCTGCATTTGGTGTTCCTGCCATCATGCGGAAGCGAAGTGGGTTTGACCGTGTGTCCGATCACACTCGTTACTTCAAAGAAGGCTATTACATTGACGAAGCTATTCGGCAACAATTACTTCGAGTAGGTGCCAACGCAACACAAGCTGAAAAAGATATGATTAATAACCATATCTTCCAAGACTCTATGGAATTGCTTAAGGGCGCACAATTGACACGTGAAATTATGCGGAACCAAATTATCCAAACTGGTAAGATCAACGTCATCGGCAATGGTCAAACCATTACAGCAGATTACCAAATGAAAGCTTCTCACCGTGTTGTAAATGACAAGGCTTGGGGCACTACCGGTTCAACACCATTTGAAGACATTCAAAAGGCTCGTGACTTAGTAGGCGATGATTCGGATCAGGTAATTACGCGTGCCGTTATGAATAAAGCCACTTTTAATGCACTAATGAGTGATACAAATGTTAAGTCAACCATGCTATATGACAATGGAAAACTTGCAAACGTGACGATTCCGCAGTCTGAATTGCTTAATTTTTTGGTGACTAACTATGGCTTGACCGTACAAATCTATGATAAGCGGTACATGGATATTGATGGGACCAAAAAGAAATGGATTCCAGATGGCCGGGTTATCTTCTTACCAGATGGCGAACTTGGGAAGACCATTATGTCTACCACCCCAGAAGAAGCTGACTTAGCAGCAGCCTCTGATGTGGATATGACATTGGTTGATAACGGTGTGGCTATTACTACCATGCTTGATTCTGACCCCGTCAACAAGAAGATCAATGTGTCTCAGGAAGTAATGCCTTCCTTCCCACAAATTGACGGTATTTATATTTTGGATGCGTTTGCCAAGACTGGTACAGACCCGCTGGCAACTACACCAACTGCACCAGCTTCGACCACTACTACGACTGACCCAAAAGCCTAGCCCCATCGGCTGATAACGGGGCTGATACGAATGTAGGGGATGACGGTACAGCCAAGCCAACCTCTGCCAACACTATCGACCAAATTAAGGCCTACCTGGACGCACAGGGGATCAGCTACAGTGGTGTGACTGCTAAGGCCGATCTGCTTGCTCTCATAAAGTAGGTGATTAGATGACCATCGATGTATCTACTGTACAAGGGATGGACCAGAAGTTTACCAAGTTGGGACCAGATGTAATTCAAAACTGGATTGACCTGGCTCAACCGGTGGTAGCCGTGTCTGGCCTGCCTGAACAGCCTGATAATGTGATCCCACATGGATGGGCGCTGATGGCGGCCCATATTGGCACACAGATTATGCGCCAGGGGAACAACAAAAGTAGTCAGACCATGGGCCCTCTAACCGAGAGCTTTTTTGACGTGGCTAACCTAGGTACTGACATGTTCTTGAAGCTCTACAACGACTTGCTAAAAGCGTGGGGGTTAGCTCCCATCGGTAAGAACGAGGTGCATTTTTATTGAGTGAAGATGAATACGACTACATAGACAAAATCGAACGTGAAATTGACGTCTTCAACTCGATGCAGATTGAGGTGGGCGTTCTTCATGACGACTTCTTACAGATGATTGCTGTAGTCAACAATGACGGAGCAGTCATCCGGGCTAAGAATGTGCCTTACCTCGTAATTCCACTCATGAAGGATGGGATACGAACCTACGTCAAGAAGAAGTCAGTTAGTATTCCAGCTCGCAAGTTCATGGAACGGACGATTACCCGCCATGAGGGACGTTGGCAGACACTTGCTGTCCAACAGATTACCAAACTCATGAACGGGGATGGTAGTGCCATGATGGCTCTTCACATGATTGGACACATTGCTGTCGAACAAATGAAATCCGAAATTGTGCGCTTCAAGGTGCCACACAACGCACCGCTGACTGTGGCAAACAAGGGCTTCGACGACCCTCTAATCGACACTGGTGCCCTGAGAGACGCCATCGACTACCGAATTATTCCTAAATTAATTTGAGAGGAGGTGAAAATATGGCAGATACGAGTTCTTTAACTCTTAATGTATACAAGAAAGGTGACCTTAAAACGGTTATCGCAACGGGTACTGATACGGACGTTAAGGCTATCGTCAAGGGATTGGCCCCTGGCACGGTTGTGCCTGATGGCGACTATGTCGCTACTCATACTGACCCAACTGGCACTTTGACTGAATCTGATGCAAAGGATGTTCCGGGATGGACTGTCCCAAAACAGAAGGCACCGGCTCCGACTAACCTGGTGGTAACGCCAACGGCTGACGGTGCGACTATCGCCGCTGAGACAACTGAATAAAGGAGTGATGACTAATGTTTGACTTCGACGACATGATAGACCGCTGGGGGATTCCGCTTGAAATTGAAATGGGAGGCGGCAACGATGGCGGCCATTATGATGAATCTGGTGAGTGGGTGGCTGATAAGGCCGTTCCACTCAAAGTCAACGAGCCATTACTTCCGCCTGGAACTAACGCTAGCCCTGGTACTTACTACACGGGCAACCGGGGAGGAATGCTAGATGCTTGGGATATGGACTGGTACTCAAAACAACCTAAAATAGCTGACCAAACAGAGGTCAAAGACCTTGAACGTGGAATCACCTATCGAGTGGCAAAAAAGAGCGACTATCAGCCTTATGCCGGTATCACAATTTACAATCTGGAGGCGGTGACGACTAATGGAAAAACCGTTTGACTGGAAGACGTTAATGGCTAAAATCAACGAGTTAATTAAGCAAGAAACGGGTATGGATTGCATTGTCGAGGGCGGAATGGGCCCCCAGCCACCATATCCGTTTTTTACGTACCAAGTCCGACCATACATACCCATCGACATCACGGATAACGTGGATCGAGAGGAGTTTGAAGCTGAAATTGACTTCATGTGCCACTCTCAAAGCGCCAACGAGGCGTACACCTTAGGTAACCAACTACGGAAACTATTTGAAACGCAGTCCATGGACTACCTGGGGGATGAAAACGACTTTGGTGTGGTCGACACAGGGGAGGTTGAGTCTTCAGACAATGTGATTACGGTTCAAGTTGAACGTAGAACTGAGTTCACCGTACGCCTTCGATTGCTAGATACATTTAAAGACAAAATAAACACAATTGGCGATATTGGCATCAATGGAGCCAATCTATCTGATAAAGATAAATACAAATGAGAATAGGAGGGATTTAATTGCCAGTAATTCCAAAAATTACCGATGTGTTTGTCACCATCGACATCACACACCCTCAAACGACGATTGGACTTAAAAATTCCAACATTTTCGTTAAGGGAGACAAAGAATCCTACAAGGAATATACATATCTGGGCGCTGTGGAAGCCGATTATCCGGCCGACACGAGTGTCTACAAAATTGCTGAGCAGCAATTCGCTCAAAGCCCTGCACCAGAATTGGTAGCTGTAACGACTTTCACGGGTGATTCGACTGTTAAGGCCCAAGCACCAGCACCATCTGGCGTTACGGCTGACGCAACCTCTGACGGGGCTACAATCAAGGCTACTCCGGTCGCCATCAATGAACCGGGAGATGACGTGCCAACCACTGGCATTGCAAAGGCCGGTTTTGACTACTTCTACAACAACTGGGAATTTGCTATTTTAGCTGACTATAACAAGGATGATGCTTTAGCGTTGTCCAATCTGATCGAACACGGCGGCTACGATGCTAAGGGTTATCACATTCTGTTCTTGCAATTTGGTGAAGATAACAAGAACGATGCAACTGAGTTCGCTGCTAACTCCCGGACATGGTGCTTCTACCATACTGATACGGACGAACTGTATGCGGCGGCTTTAGCTGCTGCCGGTGCTCAGGGGACCATTGGTCAAGTATCGTGGAAGTTCGTATCTGATTTGGCAAATGTTACGCCTGAGACTCTTCCGGCTAGTGATATCTTGGCGCTGGAAAAGTTAGGACTTATCTGCTACGTGCACAAGGGTAACAACGACAACCAAACTGACGACAAGAATGCCGCTGGATATTACATCGACGAAGTTCATGGTCGCGACCAAATCAAGGCAACCGTTGAAGGAAACCTACAGAACACCTTGAACTCGGCTGGCAAGACACCGTTTGACTCGGTTGGCTTAGGGATGATTGCCGCTAGCTTAGATAGCTCTATGAGCCTGTCTTACAATGCGGGGATTATTGCGACCGACCCTGATACAGGTAAGCCAATGTACTCAACTCACGTTCCTTCCGTAAAGGAAGTAGGCCGTTTTGCGATTGCTAGCCGTGTTTTGAAGGACACGACTTTTGGCTATACGCCATCTAGCGCTATCAACACGGTTTACGTGCACGGTAATGAACAACAATGGGTATAAGAAAGGGGGAAAAGTAAATGGCAGTAGGAAACGCAGTTGACGACTTTACTGGTCGCAATTCAATTGATATTGGTGAAGGACGGACGCTTAACTTGTACAAGGCTAAGGACGTCTCTATTACTATCACACGGGCCGATGGATCTACCGTAATCCTTCGGAACTTCCAAGATGGTGACATGGTTACTCCGCAAAAAACCAACAATAAAGTGGACGCGATGAGTGACCCACAAGCATCTGCAGCGGCTTCGGTCACGTATGACGCAATGGGGACTATTCAAACCACCGTGCAACAGGGATCTCCAACCAATAACTTACTTAGTGAGTTGTACAACACCGATGAAGTGTTTGGCTTTCACATCGCTTACGGAGATGAGAAGACCGGTGGGGACCATTGCATGATCCAGAAGGCTCCTGACGCGCCGTTCGGTAAGAACGTGCCTACTCGTGCTTGGACTGCACAGGTCTTTGACTACAAGTACGATGGCGACGCAAACGCTTAGCACCGGGAAATAAATAGAATTTGAGTAGGGCTGCCGGTGCAGTCTATTTTTTTGCTTAAATTTTTGGGACTTGGCATGGTTCAACTCCATGTCAGGCCATTATTAAAAAAAAAAAAGGAGATATTTTATTATGACTGAAAAAGATGAAGCACAAGCAACTAATACGGCGGTAAAAACTACTACTCGCAAAAAGGCAACTCCTAAGAAGAAAAATTACTCCAAGACGATGAAGCAAGAAACCTTCACCGCTGAATCCGGGAACGAGTACCTATTTACTTATCCGGGTACCTTCTTCGTTCAACAAAAGGTTGTCGATGCTTCGATGGTAAACGGATTCCAAGACAAGGTTCTCCTGTATGAAGCGCTGATGAAGAACATCTTAGAAGGCGACTACGACTGGGACTACTTCGATAAGCAAATCAAGGATGAAGACAAGACCAACTCTGCAACTGCCGAAGATCACGACGGAAACGAGGTCGAATACAAGCTCAAGTATCCTGGTCTCAAGCGTCAATACAGCATGGTCGAAGAATCTCGAACGGTCAATGGAAGCATTGCCATGGCCGAATTTAACAAACAACTCATGCAACATGTCATCGTAAGCCCGAACATCAAGTTTGATTACTGGGACCACCATGACGGTTATCAAAAGATTATGGAAGAAGGAAATGTCTTTTTGGGAACCGTCGGTAGTGAATCTGACTTCAACGAGGTCATGGAAGCGGCAAGTGACTTCGTAAACCGTATGTTTCGGTAATCCCTACGATAAAAAAGAGCAAGTACTAAAGCAGAAGGCTCAGTACCTTCTGCAATTTTACCGTCCTTCTATCTATGGAATCGCCAGTGTTGAGGAAACCAAACGAATGACAACAGACGAATTGTTGGTTGCTAATGCCTTGGTTGACGAAATCGAGGAGCAACGCGATATCCGGATGAACAACGCCATCGTTCATGCTCTTAATCCTGGCGATAACTAGAAAGGAGGCAATACATAATGGCGATGAGAAAAAGTTTCATCGAAATAGGCTATAAGGTCAACAAGTCTGGCTTGACAGAAGCAAAAACGGCGGTTGATAAGCTGATTCGTAGCCAAGAAAAAATGCTCAACAACTTGGATGCTTATGATCAACGCAATCGCAAAATTGCGGCTAGTCAACAATCTGTGAATAGTGAGCTTCAAAAGACTGCCGCATACCAGTCTCAAACTGCTAAAGAACAGGCTAAGGTAACCGACTCTGTTGTTAAGACGCGTGCTGAACAACGGAAGCTGTCTGAGGCCGAAGGTAAAACCCGACAAAAGGCAGTAGATACTGGTGACTCGATTGTTCGAAGTAATGAGAAGAGCGCTAGGGCTGTAAATCGAACTCGTCATAGTACTGAACAGGCGTCAACTTCTTTTGATAAGCTTCATGGTGCTGGAAGTCGGTTAGTCAATATGGGTTCAGCAATCTCGATGGCTATGTTACCGGTCGCCGCAGCCTTCAAAAAATCTGCTGATGAAGCCACTGAGCTAGAAAATAAATACACCACCATTCGCAACTTACTACATACAGGTGGTGAGTCAGCCGGAGCGTCCGCTGCTGAAACCAAGCAGATGGAGAAGGACAATAATCAGTTCGCCCTGCAATACGGGGTTGCTCCTACTGAAATGTCTAAGGGTGGCGAAGAGCTGATTCGGCGTGGCTACTCTGGTAGTCAAGAATTAGCCTCACATAAATACTTTCTGCAAGCGGCACGAGCGTCTGGGGATGACTACAACTCGGTTGTTGGCTATGGCGCACCTGCCCTAGAACAGTTCGGTTACAAGACCAAGGCCGGTGACAGTCAGAAGAAGATGGCTGCCTACACTAAGACCGTTCTTAATCAGATGGCTTATGGTGCTGACTTATCTGCGACTGACTTTACTGGGATTGGAAACAGTCTTCGATACGCTGGTGCCACGGCTCACTCAGCCAATCAATCGTTAGCTGGAACTATTGGTGCCGTTGGGGTACTAAGTAATAACGGTCAAGACGGTACAGTAGCTGGGACTGGTTTGCGTAAAGACATCAACTCATTGATGAATACCACAAGCAACGGTGATAAAGCATTAAAGTCTATTGGATTGAGCTCTGATGATCTACGTGATTCTCACAACAACCTATTAAGTCTGGACAAGGCCTTTGAGCTGTTAAACAGCCACATGAAAGGCATGAATGACACTGAACGTGCGTCCGTCTTCCATAGTTTGTTTGGTACAACTGGTCAAGAATCAGCCCTGATTCTGTCTAAGAACGTTGATCAAATGAAGTCCTTGACCAACCAGGTTCAAAATGCCGAAAAACAGGGCAAGGGTAAAGGATACATTGCCGATCTAGCCCAGAAGAACATGAAGTCCTGGAAGAACCAGATTGAAGTCTTCAAGCAATACTTGAACGTCATGGGACTTGGTTTCACTAAGACAGTTCTTCCCGGATTTACACATATGCTTACTGATACCAACCACGTACTTAAGGCACTGATTAAGCTTCCAGAACCGGTTAAGGATTTAACAGGTCACGTTGTGGCACTTGTTAGTGCAATGGCAGCTGCTTACACTGGCTCTAAGCTCTTACGCAAGGGATTAGACTGGATGGGTGGTAGTGGTTCTCGAAAAGTTGGACGTCAAACTCAATTAGTCCAAGACGTCGCGCAAGATGCAGCAGATGTATCTGGATACTCGGTGCCTCGTGGTGGAACTGGGACACGTTCTGGTTCTACTCACTTTAAGCCAAGTGCATTGAGCCGAATGTCTGGACTAACCAAGCTGACCATCGCGGGTGTTGGCTTAGATGTCGGTACGGAAGCCGTTAGTGCGTTTAAGGAAGGTATTGGCACCAAAAAAGGTGGTCAAGACTTATGGGGTGCTGCTGGTAAGACTACAGGTGCTGCAATTGGTGGTGTGCTGACCGGTGGTAATCCAGTCGGCATTATGATTGGCGAACAAATGGGTAAAGAGTTCACTAAAATTGTCAAGGCTTCTGATTTTGTTAAGCCGGACAACCATCCAGACAATAAGCACAATGCACATAAAAAAGTCGACCCTAATCACACTCATTCACTGCATGAAGGCGGAGAAAACACCTGGCAAGATGATGCTTCCATAGCCGGAACTATGGCTGGAAATGGAGTTTCTAAGCTACGAGATAGGCAACGGCCCCCAAAAGCGACTAACCCATATTCTGGTCTGTCGTCTCAAACGTCTGACTTCTTACGATCGACTCGAAAGCAAGTACAGCAAGCCAACTCTGAATACTTGAGCATTATGGCAACCGGTTCTAAAAAAGCTATTGACCAAAATAAGAATACATATACGAGTCTCCTTAAATCCGTCAAGTCATACTCAGCCAAACAGCGTGAGTCTTCGGATAGCAACATTAACTATCTTAAAAAGATTGGCGCAATTAGTTCGGCTGAACAGGCTAAAGAACTCCAAAAGAATAAAAATGGTGACAACAAACGTCTGTCTGCCGTTAGGAATACGGTCACACAGATTGAGAAAGCTGAAAAGTCTGGCAGTTCTAATCGAATGGCCCTTGTCGCTAAGCTAAATGGTCAATTGCTTCGCCTTACGGATGCAGGTGCCAATAAGCAGAAGAGTATCTACAACAAACTTCGTGAGGGCGTTACGTCCCTAACTTCAAAGCAATATTCTTCTGTGATGAAACAAAGTCGGCAAGCAAGAACACAAACAGTAGCCGATGCTAAAAAGCAGTATGAATCTCAAAAAGAGAGCGCCACGAAGTCTTACTACAAGACACTCAGTTCTGCCAAGGCTACCTACGGTGTGCACTCTAAGATGTATGCCAAGATTAAGACCTACGCCGATAAGCAGTACACCGACACGACAAATGCAGCTCATCAGCAATACAAAGATACAGTTAAATGGGCTAACAAGTCTGAAAAGGCTGTCGAGAAGGCTGCGGCTAATGCCGCAGATGGCATCGACGGAATCATGGGCGTGATGTCCGATAACATCACGATAATGGGCAAGCAGCTTGCTAAGGCGGTTGGCGGAACTTATTCCAAGCCCGTTTCAAATGAACAATCCATCAAGAATAATACTCAGCCCGGTGCCCAGCTTAATAAAGGAGCACAAAAGCTTCGGAATAAAACGACCGTGCTCAAGAGTGGTCAATCCGCGCCTAAGATGCCTAACGCCTTTGCAGGTCATGCGACTGGTGGACCTATTCGTGCTACTCAGATGGCGATGGTCAACGAAGCTGGTACAGAAGTAGCTTACAACCCACGGACAGGTAAGTTCCGTCTGCTGGGGAACGGGCCAGCCTTTACTAAGCTATTTGCTGGTGAACATGTTATCAATGCTAAAGACACTCGCAAGCTGTTTTCTGGTGGTCTAGGCACGGGTAAAACACTCAAAGGATATGCATCTGGAACTACTTCGTTAAAGGGGTCAAGTGTTGGCGGGAGCGTCAAGGCTAAGGGATTCGGTAACCCACTAGGCTCCGCTGAGAAGGCTACTAAGACTTCAATGGGTAAGATTTCCAAGATGGTTACTGGTGGCTATGACAAGGCGACGACGAAGTCTTCTAAGTCCATAAAGAAGTTTGGCTCACAGTCAACTCGTGACTGGAAAGGAATTCATGGCGATACCAAGCGGTATACCGGTCGAATTCAGAAAGAAACGATTGGAGATTATGACCAGCTTCAAAAGGGTGCAGACAAGCAACTCGTTCAGATGAAGAGTTCCCAACTTGCCACCATGAGCAAGATTCACAGTGGCATGAATTCGGAAACGAAGGCCATTGAGAGCGACTTCAACTCCATCATGGGTAAGTTACCGGGTGATGCTAAAGATGCCATGAAAGGTTCCATTACGTCCCTTAATGGTGGCTTTATTGCGATCGATTCAGCGTTAAGTCAATTTGGTGGCAACAAGTCTGTGTTGAAGCCAATTCACTACGCGACTGGGTCTAATGGTCCAATCGGTAGCGATCAACTTGCCGTCTTAAATGACGCTAACTCTGGTCCACGTCAAGAATTGGTTGCTCGTGGTCAACAGCTTCTTAAGCCAGTCGGCGATAACGTAGCTGTTCATCTGCGTAAAGGTGATGAAGTCTTCAATGGTGACCAGGTTGAGCGTGCTAAGCCATACCTTCCTCACTTTAAGAAGGGTACTGGTGCGTCTGACAGCAAGCTGAAATCACTTGCTAAGGCTAACTCTGCTAATCCGGCGAAGTCCTTTTCTAACGAATTTACAGCTAATGCTAAGCCAACTGGTTCAACTCTTCAAAAAGGTGTGACCAACGTCGCTAACACCGGTGCTAAGAAGGTTGGTGTTCCATGGTCGAGTGCTATGTGGGGCCTGATTCAGGACACTATCGAAGGTGGCACAGCTGCTGGTGGTAAATGGATTCATACACCCGGTCTTGCTTTAACCAATGGCTTTGGTGCTGCTCGATCCTTTGGCTCCCATGACGGTAACGACTTTTCCGGCCCATTAGGGTCAGCCATTCTCGCCATGCATGGTGGTAAGGTCGTTCAAATTGGGCGACCAGGTCATGGTTGGCCGTATAGTCAGCTAGGTGACATCATCGAACTTGACTCTGACGATGGGTATCACCAGATTTACCAAGAGTTTGGTGGCATGAACAACATCAAAGTCGCCGTTGGTGACGTCGTGAAGACTGGTCAACGTATCGCCACTTTAGGCCACCTTAATGGTGCTGGTAGTGGTGCTCACGTCCATGTCGGACTAGCTCATGGTTCTGTTTGGGATCATGGCGGTTCGTCTACTAAGGGCTGGCTTGATATCACTAAGATGCGGGGTGGCTCTGATGGGTCATCTAAACTCAAATCGTCGTCCAAGCCTAAAGCCAATAGTGCCCTGACTAAGCTGGTCAAATCTCAACTTGGTTCATCTGCTATCAAGTGGATTGAAAAGAATCTTCAAGACGATATCGGCTCTGCTGACGTTGGCGCCTTGGGTGGGAGTGTAGCTTCTCGTGCACGAACGCTTGCAAAAGCAATTAAGAGCATGTACGGGCCAGCCACTAAAGCTGGTATCGCAGCTGTTCTTGGTAACTGGGAGTTTGAATCTGGATTGAATCCAGGTGCGATTAACCCTGGCGGTGGTGCTAGTGGTCTTGGTCAATGGCTCGGTGGCCGGAAGAGTGCTTTGATTAACTTTGCTAAGAAGAATGGTGGAAATTGGAAGTCAGCTGGAACTCAGCTTGCTTTTGCCTTGAAGGGTGATGGCTCCGACAGTTCCGTTTTGAAGTCCGTTCTGAGCGGTACTGGCTCGGTTGCGTCTTTAGCTGCTAAGTTCTCTTCGCAATGGGAACGTGGTGGATATACAGCACAACATGTAGCTGGTGCACGAAAGATTGAAGCAGCGCTTGGTACCGGTGGTCAGGCTCAAATCGGTAAGAACACTTTGGTTGGCGAGCATGGACCAGAGTTGGTTAACTTTGATCGGCCCGCAACAATCCGTTCAGCTGATGCAACACGACAGCTAGCTAATAAGGCGGGTGCTAAGTCTAAACCATCAATTCAAAATACTTTCCACATCGATCTTAAAATTGAAGTTAAGAACGGGGATGCCAAAGAAATTGCAAAAAACGTTAAGTCTGCTTTGCGTGACGAATTGGACAATCTCTTTAGTACTGAACTTGAAAATCTAGATTATTAGAGGTGAAGTAAATGACCGTGTACACGAAGACTTGGAAGAAAAAGAAAAAAGCAGTTACTGATTCTAAAAACGCCTATGAAAGTTTGTCTGCAACTCAGACTAAGCAGATTTCACAGGCGAAAAATTATCAGGCAACGATTACGACTGCTCAATCCAATATCCAAGCAATCAACGATTCGCTCGCGTACTATTACAAAAGTGAAAAAACTAAGGGAAAGAACGGTAAGACTACAACAAAAAAAGTTAAGGTCAAACGCAAGACACCTGCTAAGCCTAGTAAAACCCAGCAGGCTAAATTGGCTGAGTATCAAGCACAAGCTAAGTCTGCCAGTTCTAAATTGAGTACACTTAAGAAGTCTCCTTCATACAAGAAGGCTTCTAGTAAGTTGAAAAAGGCTAAGTCAACTGCTAAGCAAAGCAAGGCCGCTTATGATAAGTACATGAAAAAACGACATGCTACTGCGCTGAAACGGGTTGCACAGCAGCGTCAGGAAAACTACAAACGTTTTATGGCACCTCATGCCAGTCTTCACGCGACTAACTCGTTGACTGGACTAGAGGTGTTTTTGTTTGCAACTGATGAGTCTGAAACCAATGACTCCACAGCTACGACTTACCCTATTGATAAAGATGATCCGGTCGTAGATCACGTTCAGCGAACGGCTAAAACCATTACTATCAACGGGTACTTGTATGACCAGAAAGCAGGGAAACGCTTATGGTCTGGAACGAAAGATGATGTTAGTGGTTCTGGATTACCTAAGAAAAGTTGTCGTCAGCAGTATAACAACTTAAAGAAGTGGCAATTTGATGGTACTGAACTTGTATACAAATCCAATGCCGCTAATGACGTTGGAAAGCGAGTCATGAATAAGATTTATTACAAGCATTTATTTATGACTAACTTAACTAAAACGCTTGATGCACCGCTTCTTGGCATGATGAAAATTAGTATGACTTTCCAATTTGCGTACAAGGCAAAGGTAACCACTACTTCGAAAGGTACGAAAAACAACAAAGGGAAGAAAACAACTGGCGGCAAGTATGTTGGGGCCAAGTATATTACCGTCAAAAAAGGTATGACATACTGGGGATTAGCTAAGAAGTATGGGACAACGGTTGCTCAACTTCGCAAGTGGAACGGTAGCGAAAAGGTAACCATGTATCCTGGTAAAAACGGAAAATATCCCGTTAAGTTACGGGTAACCCAGGGAATGTCTACTGCTGCTTTATCCAAGAGTTTGGTTAAAAATAAGGCTTCGACTAGTGCTGCATCAACCCTTAGCAAAATTGCTAAACAGTTGAGTAAGTAGGGAGGAATAAGCAATGCCTGTTAGACCATACATAGATTTTGACGTTGACGATTTACCAGAAACGTTTGAGCAAGACTTAGACGGTACTACATATCTTATCTCCCTTACTTACAACGATGAGGGGGATTTTTTTGTTTTCACACTTATGGAGGATGATGAAACTCCCATCGTCTCGGAAAAATTAATTCTCAATCAACCACTGTTCCAAGAGTTGCCGCCTGATGAACGCTTGCCAACGACACCACTGGTACCTATGGATGAGTCTGGTCAGGCTAAGCGGGTATCTATTGATAACTTCATGGATACGGTTTTCTTGTGTGAAGATGTTTTACCAAATGATGGTACGGATATTGGTGAATTACCAATTGACGGCGATTGGACGGGGGGATTAGATGGCTAAGTATCTATATGGCAGACGTGTAAAACTCGTTCTGCTAACTCCGCATGAGTCAGTCACGTTTGACTATAAACAGACTGAAACACATTCCATGGGAATCCAATTTAATGTTCCTTTTAGCGATTCGAGTACGCCGCCAACTTGTACGGTAACCATCATGAATTTGGCTGCTAAGCACCGGAAACTTTTCAAGAAAGGCTATGAAGTCAAGCTCTATGCAGGATACGCAGAAGATGGTGTTGGTCTTCTGTCTGCTGGAGTCATTAGGGCTATTAGTCCTTTTACCTCCGATGGCACAAACAACACTTTTTCTTTTACATACCGAGAAGGCCAGGAGTACTCCAAGCTACTCTCTAGCGCTGAGAAGGCTAACAAAAAAGCTGATGAGGCACGAAAGAAAAAAGCTAAAGTAATTGGCAAAAAAGCTGCTACTGGCTTACCGAAGATCAAGAAACATAGTGCTCTGTCATTTGGTAAAAACACAGCAGCAAGCACAATTATCCGACGAATTGCAAGTGACGCAGGAATTACTCTTAGCAAGGTCTACTTAGTTAAGTCTAAGAAGTACAAAAAAGGCTATGCAGCTCATGGTAAGCCAATCACTAACATCAAAGCCATTGCAAAAGCGTGTGGTAGCAAGGTCTATTATCGACGAGGTTCAATTGTAATTGACGATTTGTCCAAAGTTAAAGGTCATAACGAACATATTCTGGTGACGGAGCATGTTAAAGGCCGCCATGGTGGTACAGGATTAATTCAGTATCCAACAACCGATTCAGACAGCATGGCTAAACACAAAACTTGGACAGTCACTAGCTTACTTAGATATCAGGTTTCTACCGGGTCAGTTGTGACGGTTGAAAATCGCTTTTTAAAGGGTACCTTTCGGGTAAAGTCCGGCGAGCATGTATGCGACGACAGTGCCTTTACTACAGCGATGGAGGTGTATGTATGACAAAAATTGGAAAGCTGCAAGAACATTTTCATGAGTTGATGGAGAAAACTGGTGATAAGTCCGGCTACTCTATCAATGTATCGAATTTTGCAAAGGTAGTCTCTTATGATTCGACACACCATACTGCAGACGTACAGCCCCAAGTTGACGATGAAGGTGGCCGGGACGAAGTAGGAATTATTATTGGGTGTCCGGTTTTGATGAATTGCTACGCCTTTGATGGCGGTGCGTCGATGAAAGCTGGGGCAACGGTCTTTGTGGTCTTCAATGACAGGGACTTGGATAACTTTTCTGGTGGTAAGTACACCAAGGCTAGCGATCGAACACATAACGTTAATGACGCTGTAGTTGTGGGGGTTTATAAGTGATGAGGGATTTAAAACTAGGGCCTAATGGTGACGTAATCATCGAAGATGGAGATGCCGCAACGGTAAGTGATAATGATGAACTAAATCAACGCATCGCAGTTACTTTGCAGACCCGTTTAGATGAGTTTGAGCCTGAGGAAGATTCATGGGGGCTCACTCGTGAGAATGCCTTAGGCAAGGCTTTTAATGAAGACTTTCTTCGTGAAGATATCGAGGATGCAATCACCAGCCAAGTTGATGAGCGGATTAGCGTACAGGAAATTAATTTTGACGAAAATGAGGCTACGCGTTCTCTATCGGTCGATATCAAATATACGATACCGGATAGTGACGAGGCCCAAACCGTGAATGCGAACTTAGGAGGTGACGATTAAATGGGACTAGATAGTACTGGTTTAACAATTTTAAATTTTCAGCAACTGTTAAATCAGCTTTCAGCCAAAACAAAAGAGATGATGGGAGATGATATGAATACGGATCAAAATTCAGTCGTAGGCATGTATATTCGCATTATCTCATGGTTGCAGAACATCGTGAACCAAGACCTAGAGGCCGTCTATTACTCTAACTTCGTTGATCAAGCCGAGGGCATCTCACTGGATCGTCTAGGGTCTAACTATTCTGTCACTCGTAACCCTGCCCAGGCTGCTACAGTAATGCTCAATTTTACCGGTACGACTGGTACGGTAATTCCTGAGGAGACTGTGTATACCACAGAATCGGGCGTTGAATTTGAAATGGTTGACACGGTCACACTAGATGACAGCGGCAAAGGCTCTGGTGAGGCCGTATGTACGGCTTTAGATGAAACAGGTAATGTTGCCCCTAATACCATCAGCGTGCAGGGGGAGAACATCGCAGGTGTTGAATCGGTGACCAATCCCACACAAGCTAGTGGTGGTGCTGAGATTGAGACCGATGACGCTTACCGTCAACGAATCCATCTGAACATGGAATCTCAACCAGGGCCAACTTACTACGGTCTATACACAGGCCTGTACGCGCTCCCAGGTGTGGAGCAAGTACAGATAGTTCCTAACTTAACTATGGAAACAGATAGCTATGGTAATCCTCCTAAGTCCCTTCACTTTTATGTAAGAGGTGGCCGGGAAGATGATGTAGCACAAGCCATCCTGGATAACATCGCAGCGGGCATTCAGACTGTGGGAAAAATCAAAAAGGCAGTAAAAGACATCGGCGGTCATACGCACGATGTCTTTTTTGATACAGCGACGGTGGTTCCCATCTATGTCAGCATGTCACTTAAAACCAGTGATGGCTTTAATTCTGAGACTAGTCCGGCAGAGATTGTACAAGCAATCAAGGACTATCTTAGTGGGCTAATCATGGGCGATAAGGTAGTCTTCACTAAGCTGTATCAGGCTATCTATAACATCTCCGGCGTTGAGTACGCACAGGTAACGCTTGGGCGTAATAAGTCAGCTATGGGTATGGCAGATATTCAACTTGATCAGTTTGAGACGGCCGTGGTCGCTAACGATTCTGATGTGGAGGTGACAGTTGATGACGGATAGGGCTTATACGCCTGAGTACAATCTGGAAGACTTACTTAACGAATTACCGGTCAGCCTTGCTTATGAGGAAGGCTCCAACAATGCAAAAATACTGTCCCTCTACTCGGATGGTATGGAAGATACTTTAGTCACTCTTCAAAAGATGGATGAGTGGCACAGCATTGACATTGCTGAGGGCGAAGCTTTAGACATGATCGGAAATGATCGTGGTGTTCCACGGAACGGCTATGATGATGAATTCTACCGATTCTTGATTAAGTCTAAACAACTTCAACGTCAGACGGATGGTACTTATAACTCACTTATCAAACTAATTGCTGATTCACTGGGAGCTAAATATTCAGAGATTAACGTTGGCCCAGTAAATAATGAGCCTAACGCAATTCAGGTCACCAACGTGCCAGCTACATACATAGACTCTCAACGCAAAGAAAAACTAGTTCTTGACCAAATTCGCAGTTCCGTAGCAGCCGGCATCAGGGTAGCTGGAATCGGATTCCAGAAGACGGTTAAGTCCACGCTTTACTACGCAATGCAATTTCAGACGACACAGGTTATCGAATCGACGATGAGTGTGCCGCAATTAAAGGAGGGATAAAATGGCGGACAGTTCGAGAACCATTATGACTGATGCGGGTTTTGCGTTAGAAACGCGGGTCCGCGCTGATGAAACAAAGATGCAGTTTACACGGGCCACCATTAGTACGGACGACCACTTTAGCGATACGGACGACGCTTTAGCAAAGCTAACGGAATTATCTAATATTCAACAAGACGGGAAGGTTACGGCAGTCCAAGTAATTAACACGACCACGGTTTACGTACAAGTTGATGTGAATCAGGCCGAGTCAAAGGCTGACTATCAGATGCGGTCCGCGGCCTTATATGCCAAGGATGACGATGGCACAGAAGTCTTGTATGGAGTCACCGTGCTACAGGATCCTGTCTTTGTCCACAAAGATGCTGATGGTTCCTATCTGGGTTTTGGAATTAATACAACTGTGGGTAGGGCTTCTAACGTCGTTGTAGTGGTTGATCCTGCTAATATGGTGACTCAGCAAGTATTTGAGAGTACCATGAAAAACTACTACACGAAGGCGGAAGTCGACGCCAAATTTGTCACCGACGACGACTTTGCCAGCAAGCTGCCCCAGAACATCGCAACCACCGATGCGGCCAATACCTTCGCCAAGTCGCAGACGCTCGCAGGGGGCGCCACGGACGGCAAGGGGAACGCGTATGCCACGACGAAAGATGTGGCCACCGATTTAAACAATGGATTGAGTACAAAAGTTAATGTATCTGATATGCGTAAACCAGCCAGTGATGTAGCGGGTATAGAAGAGGTCAACGCTAAACAAGATAAAATTGGTTACACACCCGCTGACGATAGTAAAGTAGTTCATGATAACCATGATGGTACTGAACAACTTAATGGGTTTCAGATACAGCCGTTCAATAAGTTAGTGGATACTATTGGTGGACGAAACCTGTTAATTAATACGGCTCAATTAAATGATTCAACAGTTTGTCTTGATAGAACATCCAATATATCTGACACTTATTTGGGATTAAATATTTATCAAACAAATGGTGTGTGGGTTGGAGTAAAAATATATTGGTCTTATCTAGCCTCTAAAATTAAAACTGGTACAAACTATGTCATGAGTGAGTATGTAAGAAATACCTCTCCTACAACATCTGTTAACATTGGATTATATGGTGCTGATACAGGAGTTGTATTCAATTCTAGCAACGTTAATCATTTTATTGCAACATTACCGCCTAATTCTGGATGGACAAGAATTTCTGCGCCCGTTAATATTGCTTCATTTCCAACTAATGTTAGTGGGGTATTTAGATTTGAAAATGCAACTAATTTAACTGATGGATATGTGCAATTTGCGGGGCTTAAGTTTGAGCAAGGTTCAGTAGCTACAGATTGGACACCCGCGCCAGAGGATAAAGTAAATGTAGCCGATATGCGTAAACCAGCCAGTGATGTAGCCGGAATCGAAGAAGTTAATGCCAAGCAAGATAAGCTAACTATCACACCTGCTGATGATTCCAAAGTCGCTCACCTATCTGGAGCAAACAATTTCGACACTGTCCCAACCGTTAACAATAACCCATTACTACTAGCAAGCAGCTTACCGTCTGATTTAGCTAGACTTAGCCAAGATGCCAACTTTACCGCAAAACTCCAGCAGAATGGTCAAGATGTCGCACTTGCCAATAATACGATTGCCCGCAACCCTAACACTGGGGTTGTTTCTGAACCTACTGACTTCACCAAGCTCACTGTGAACGGAGGTAAATCAGTCGCTACCCGCGACGATTTGAAAAGCCTTGAAGCAAGTGCTTGGCGTCCTCTGAAATTGGTTTCTTCTACTAGCGGGACCATTCTTTTTAAGGACAATGGTGATGGAACAGCTAGTTTAACTGGTTCGGCAATATTTAATGTTGCACAGGATAAAGATAATTTCGTTGCCGAAGTTGATGCTCCTGATGGATATGTTTTTACTTCGGTTGATTGGAAAATCAGCATTGATTCATCAACACAAATTGTTGGAATTAATTCACAGTATGCTGTTTCAGCAACAGGTAGTAGTAATAATCAAGCATTAAAGGTTAGAATTCAAGATGGAAATTTACTTATTGGTGGAAGCAATAACTGGAACCAAAATAACCTAATCACGTTCAACGCGTTTAATACAAATTTTAAAACCGCGTCACTTGCAGGCTCACCAGCGACTATTGGGATTACTAAGCTAAATTAGGAAGGATGGTAAAAGATGCCAATTTATTACGTAAAACCAGATTCAGATAACCAGTTCCCGGATAAAGATACGACACCCGCGCTTGAACAGGCGGACGGCTTACGGGCAGTCAATATCCCAACTACTTCGATTCAATACTTCACTCGCTACTGGTGGATGTACGCATTCAAGAGTGATGATTCGCAAGAAGTCACAGCTCCGGGTAACTTACCCAACTTGGATATCGACTATCTGCAAGGATTGATTGACCAGCAGGGTGAACAAATTGACCAACAGACGAAAAACATTGAGTCATTGCAAACTGAAAATAAAAGCCTTAAGTCAGCCAATGAGTTAACGCAGCAAGGCTTGATGGAAGCTGTCGATTACTTGTCTTCAAAAATAACACCGGCTAGTACCACGACCGACACCGGCTCAGCTGCAACGAGTTCAGCAGCCCCAGCTAGTTCGGCAGCAAGTGAATCTTAGGAGGTGATGGCAATGGAATATTCTGCATTGGCACAGATTTACGCGCAAGCAATTATTGATGGCACACGGACTATTGAAGCCGTGCCAGCCCCGTTTCGGTATGATACCCAAGCCGTTTTGACACAACTACAATCAAACAAATAAGGAGATAATCAATCATGTTAAATTTTAAGTTTTCAGCTTTAGCTGCTATCTATGCCGCAAACGTTTTGGACGGCGGCCGCACTATTGAAGAAGTCCCAGCCTACTTGCAGGACGATGTAAAAAACGTCCTGGGCTCCGCAAAAAACTCTACCAGCACCGATTCATCTTCTACGCCTGTGGCTTAGGATTGATGATTGGTGCTTTTTTGATGGGATTTTTTGTGGGAAAGGGGTGAAGCAAGTGTGCAAAGTAATGTCAGGAAAAATAGATTTTTGCTGGTAACGGCGCTCGAGACAATTCTCTTGGGTGCTTATTTTATCGCCAACTCGTTCCGTTTTGGTGCCCCCGACCTTTTTAACACGGTGGCCAGTCATATTGACGATCCACCGTTTGCGGCGGCTGATATCGTAGTTGGAACTGTGATACTTGTGGCGGCCTTGTACGATATCCGACCGCTAATCAAGTGGTGCTATGTGGCCGCAACTTGTGTGTGGACACTTTACGCCATGGCGTTTTTGCTACAAAACATCGAGATGATGGGGCACCCATTTGCACACCTAGATTGCTGGTTGATGTTTGCTGTGGCCGGAAGAACAATTTTAGAAGCGTGGGCGGGTGACGCCAATTGAAAGATTATGCGGGATATATCTTCACGGCTATAGTTAGCGTGTTGGCATCGTGGTTTACGCTCAAAGGTACCAGATCAAGTTCACGGGCGGCCACAGAAACGGCTTACGCCCAGTCTATGCCAGAGATGATTGGCAAAGTCCAAGACCTATTAGAACAGCTTGAATCTAAGAATGGAAAAATTGCGGAACTCACATCACAGGTTGAGTCCCAATCACATACAATTGATGCGTTAACTCAGCAAGTGGGGCAAATGCAGCGACAGATTAATAAGTTAACAGGAGGAAACAAGCATGAATGAATTTACGAAGATTATTAAATTGCTCAACGACACCGGTATCTTAGGTGTCTTAATTTTTGCCCTGGTTGGCTGGTTTACCCGGATCAATCCGGCATTGAAGACCAAGATTGCGGCGAACAAATCCGCTACCCAACGCGAAGTGTTGGGCATGTTAGACACACTGGCGTTCAGCGCTGTTAACAAAGCGGCTACTAATTATGAAATGCCAGGGGAAGAAAAGCGTGAGCAGGCGATTGCTGATGTAACAGGCCAAATGAAAGCATTTGGTCATGACAGTCTGGCACCGGCAATTATTTCAGCAGCCATTGAAAAGGCATATCAGTCGATGACAACAACAGATACGAAAGCCCAAGCAAAACAGGCCGAATACAATGCTGCTCTGGCGGACACAGAGCAAGCGTTCGCTGATAAGCAAGCACAACTGGACAAGCAAGCTGCGACAGTGCCCGCTGACCCAGCACCCTTAGATGTACCAGAAGGCACGGCAACTACGGAGGGAGATGCTAAGTAATGCCGCACTATGATGTTGTGGATACGTCCAATAACAATGGGATCATGACCGTTGCCAATTGGCGTTCGATGAAGAAGTATGGCGTCAAAGCCATGATAGCCAAGCTATCCGAAGGCACATACTTCACTGACCAAACGGCCAAGCCGAGCATTCGTAACGCGGTATCTGCTGGCTTACACGTCAACGGCTATCACTTTGCCCGATTTACGACAGTGGCTGGGGCTAAGGCCGAAGCCCAGATGGCAGCCCGGAGTGCACTTAAGGCAGGATTGGGCAAGAACAGTGTGATCGTACTTGATTTTGAAACCACCAACTCTGGTTGGAATCAGAACTCTAAAATTGTTAAGGCTTGGATCAACGAAGTCCATCGCATGGGCTATCCTAAGACGGACGTTTATACGATGGGCAGCTGGATTAATTCAGTGCCTTTGAATACAACTGGTCGGGGCGGTTGGGTGGCTAACTATCCTTACAATCCGTCCGGCTTTAAGCTTTATACCGGATATAATGGCTGGCAATGGACGTCAAGCATGCATTTCCCAGGTTGCTATGGAACATTTGACGTGTCACAAATGTACTCAAACTACTACTATGGCACCACAACTAAGACGATCAAGCCTAAGAAGGCCATCTATTATCGGTATAACCCCAAGATGATCTATGCCCGGACACCGATTAATCGTTACAAGGACGTTGCCTTCAAGCACAAAGTGGACAACTTCCCGGCCGGAACTGTGTTTGCGATTGCTAAAGTGGTAACCTATGGTAAAATTACCCGGTTCCAGTTGGCAAACGGCTATTACATCACGTCTAACCGAGCCAACGTTAATCGCTTATATTATTCCGTTGATGGCGGTGTCAAGCGAGTGAAGTCTGTTCGCGGTACTCATCGGTACAAGGATAAGGCCCTTAAGCATGTTGTGGACTGGCAACCGGCCGGAACTGAATTTGATGTCGCTAAGATCGTCAAGTATGGAGACACAACTCGAATCCAACTGGCAAATGGCATGTTTATTAGTGGCAACAAAAAGATTAACAAGTTCGTTAAATAATAGTACAATTAAACTCATACCTGTATGTTTCAGATTTAAAAAGGGCGCTCACTCCTAACGGGGTGGGCACCTTTTTTAATATTTTAAATTAAGTTAGCGTTTGGAAGTGATTTGATATAATCTTCCATAAATTGCCAATCAGGTTGATTATTAGAATCAATAGGAAGCATTATTTTTTGTTGATTCATTCTCTTAGAATTGAATTTGTACCCGTACTGATATTTATTTTTTTGTTTAAGAATGACAGTTTTTAAGAAAAAATACATTTCTGCGGAAGGAAAATCAACATTTTTAATGTGTATCCTTTTAACATCATCAGAGAATATGGCTTTGTAGGGATGATAAAAATTATCAACTACGCTTCCATTGTAATTAACCCCAAGTGTATTTTGATCCAAAGATTCATTAGTTTTTGAAGAAAATGCAGTTATTCCATTATTTGAATCAGTTGCGCCTATGAAAGGAGTTTTTCCATTTTTTATATCTTTTTTGGTCAATCTTTTTCCACCCAAAATAGTGACCACAGAATTCAAATAAAACGAATTCCATTTTCTGTCTTTTAGGCTAATGGTCTCAATCCCAGAAGTTTCTAGGGAAGGAACGTTGTATCCCCCCAATTTTTCTGAAATATAGTCTTCCATAAATTGCCAATCAGGTTGATCATTAGAATCAATAGGAAGCATTATTTTTTGAATTCTCATTAAATTATCGCTAATTTCATGATTAAATGAAAACTTCTTGTTTAAGGATTTGGAGATAAGGGTAGTAATAAAAATAGCATTATATTGATTTAGCTTACGGTTCATTAGAGCTGTAACGTGATCTGATACTATAGCAGGGTACGTATGATAAAAAGCTGCTCCAACACTTCCTGAATTATTCACACCTATAAAGCTATGAAAAGAACGAAACTTTTTGGAGGGAGTATCAATTAGAGCAGCAACACCGTTATTCTGTGCAGTTGAAGAAATATAAGGAACTTTGCCAGTTGACTGATCTGATTTTGTCAATCTTTTACCTCTAGAAAGCGTAAAAATATTTCCAAGAGAGAAAGTAGCCCATCTTTTATCACTCAGACTAATCAAATAAATCACCTCTTCCATGGACAGTCATGTCGAACTTGAATGCTAGATAGTCTTGAATTGTCTTCTCGAAGTCAGCATCTGTAGGGAGTTCATCGTTGAAGTAGTAGAAGCTATGTAGCCATTCATCTTCATCCGTGATGGTGGTCTTTAGAGCAAAATCGTTACTAAAAGACAGCAAGTTTCCCCTTAGAAGTTGGACAAGTTTGTTGCGTTTGGCTTTTTCTGATCCATCAGGAACTAATCCAATATGCTTGTTAACTTTGTAGCCGTCATCTCGGAAGTCAACGAAGGTAACAAGATGGTTGTCAGCTTGTGGAACACCAGCAGTAAAAATAGCGATAACTGGATTAACACCAACTCCATGAAAAGTATTTGGATTTAGTGTAACCACTGCATCTAATGTGTGTTTAGTTAGCAATTCATGTTTAATTTCTTTATCATACTTAGTTTTTCCAATCATTGTGGACTGTGGGACAATAACAGCTAGTTTTCCATTTTTAACACACATGCTTAGGGCATGTCTGATAAAATTAAGTTCGCTTAGATGTTGTGTTTCCTTGTTTTTTGCTTGACTATATGGTGGATTGAACAAGATTTTATTGATCTTTTTATCTTGGAATTCTGAACCAGAAAAACTAAACATATCTCCTAAGCGCAAATTGCTTTTACCATCGCCACGGAGAATCATATTAGTGGTGGAAACAGTGAATAGTTTTTCTTGCAGTTCAATACCATACAGATGGTTTTGCCGAATATCCGTTTGTAATGTAGGGTTCTCACCAGCAAGCTTAAGCATGCGATGCATTGCTGAAATTAAAAATCCGGCCGATCCGCACGCGGGATCCAACACATAATCTTCAGGTTGAATATCAAGTAACTCAGCCATGAGGGAAGTAATGTGTTGAGGTGTTAAGACAATTCCTAGTGAATTACCGTCACTGCCACCATATTTTACAAATTCACCATAGAAGTTTCCTAATACATCAAAATCGGTATTTTGTTTAAAATGGGCTAGAACTTCTTCTTTGAGGGTAGTTGCAAAGTATTTAAGTGGAGTCATTCCTAGTGTTGAATTCAGTGTATTTAACATGACATTTGTTTTGATAAAAGAAAATTTGTTCAAAAGAATGCTGATTTTATTGTTCCATTCGGCGTTCGGATTTTTAGGCCTGACATGATCCGACCTGAGCTCTATATTTATTGCATTAAAGACTTTGTCTCCATCGCGATTATATTCGCCAGTAGACCCGGTCATTGTTGATATCAAATTTGAATCACCAGATAATGCCAATAGAAGGGCCGATACGACAGTTGCCTTGTTTTCTCCTTCTAAAGATGCATAATTTCGCAAGTCTTCATGAAGCTTTTCTGAGACAGACTGTAGGTCTTCAATATGTTGTTGTTCAACAGTCTTTTCACCTAATACTTCAGTTCGATAATATTCGTCAATTTCTTTATTTGAAAAATCCGAAAAATCAATAAGAGGATTTAGCTTCTTTATAGATGCTGTTTTCGTGTTTTTATCAAGGTAAACAAAGTAGGGTTGAAGTTGTAAATACTGAGCATCTCCAGTAGCACCAACAGCAAAGCACTCATGATAGATGGATTTTTCAACAATATGTTTTGCATACCAAACAGCACCATTATCTGCATATGATTTTGTGTATGGATATTTTAAAACAATTTGATCGTTTTCAGCGTATAGGGCCTTATCATAAGCAGGCTTGTCTTCAATAACAACGGGATAAGAGGCATTACTGCCTTGGGTCATAAAGAAAAAGTCAGGTTTACCAACACCATTTTTTCCTTGCTTGCTAGCATGTGCTAAGGCGAGTTGAATTTTGGGATTAAACGATTCCTGTTCACTATAATTGAGTGTGACGCTAGAAATTAGGTTCCTAACGGTTTTATCTGTTGCAGTAGCTTCGTTTGCCATTTGATTATTCCTTTCATCTAATGCTAACTAGTATTATACCTAAAATGTTCTGAAAGAAGACGTCCATATGAAAATCATTTAAAAAAAGGCAAACTATTAACATCGCATGTGTGGTGTTTACAGTTTGCCATAAAGGGTGTATTTCTGAATCCATCATCTAGGAACACTAATTTTTCAGTGGTTTTGAAAATCCATCTCTAACCCATCTAATAAGTAATATGGATGGAAAAATCCAGGCACCAGAGGAGTTAACGTTTATAAAAAGAATTACCAACAAAACAGTTATGAAGACTATTAGGTTTGTGACCGCCGTTGGAGTTGTTCTATTAGATTCAGAAAATGAAGGGTTCCTCTTTTTTAAAGGAATTTCTAATTTGATATAGTAAATGAAATATAAAATAGCTAGGGTAATAGCATAGCATGCCAGTAAGGTGGCAGACGAAATATAAGAAGCCGTGCCAAAAAATATTGCGAATGGTATTAATACCGAAGAATTTATTAGCGCATATTTGTAATCAAATTTCATTGTAATCCCCCCTGAGCTAAGTATAGCATTTGAGGATAGCTCCGAAAAACTAAAAATAAGATCAGTACCACAATGGGACTGATCTTATTTTAGATACTGTTTGTCTTCACGAGCACCTGTTGTTCTCTGGATTGGTCGCAAGTCTGATGGCCACTTTTCGCCGACAAAACCAGTATAAGTGATGGTCAGTTGGGTGTGCGCTCGAATCTGCTTGATTAGCGATTCCAGATAGACAAGATCATCTGTCTCTACAGTATGCAGGGGGATTGAGCGAGAACGCTTCTTAGGATGGGCCACATACATAAGAAAGTTGAACGTGTTGGAGTAGTGATTGAAAACCACATTAATCTGATAACGGGTGTTGATGAGCCGTTTGAAGCTTGCGTCAATTCTCTCATTAATAACTTTTGCATCATTTTCTATTTGTATCACTAAATATCACCTCATCATCATTATGCTGTAGCCATAGTTGTAGCGCAGAATGCGTATTTGGTGATCACAAACTGCTTTCTACTATTATAATGGCCAAACAGCGCAGCCGTTGATCCTTTCTCTGCACGATAGAGAAAATCTAAGGCATGGACGTGTACTAAACAATTGATTAGCTCGTTTGTCTTGGAGTCACGTATCTTTACATAAAGGAGCAGGGGACTTAGCTTTATAGTACGGGGGTCGCTTTCAAGGGTTCCATTAAGTGGTTGTTGTTCCATAGCTATCACCTCAGCTACAATTATACGAACGGACGTTCTCTATGTCAAAATGAAGTTTAGATGACACGATCTTTTTGCAAAAGTAAAAGCGGCCATAGATAATGACCGCCTTTGTGCTATAAGCTTAGATAGCAATTGATATGACTCATTAGTTTTCCCTTAACCTAGCCTAGCCCATTCTTACCCGACATTACCCAACTTTTAGCTTTTCTTCCTATCATATGGACATTTTGAACTGACACGCTTTCATTTTTTAACTGATTAATGGCGATGTATAAACGCTAAGATCCCTAATGGAAACTTAGCGTTTTTTAGTGTCAATAATTATGGGTGTTTAGTTCTGATGCATTGAAACGCTTGAAAAGTTAACTATAACGATTATAATAGTTGGAACTGAATGACTAATTATAAGTGAGGAAAAGGAATGTCATTAGTGCAATTAGAGCAGGTCTTATTATGGTTAACCCTAGTAGCGGCGCTGGGAATAGTTAGTATTATTGCCTTTTATTTCTGGTATTCTCGAAAAAAATCGAATAATTATTTGGAGAATCAGGCCATTGAGCTACGATACTTTATTCAAAAGCAAGTTGACTTTCACGGACAAACAACGGGCTATGAATGTCTTCTTCGGCAACATAATCCGGACGGGTCTTGGTCATTGCCACAACAGTTGGCGTCGTTACCGCTACAGCGCGTGATCTTTTTATTAGAGGATACCTTTAAGGTACTTCCACCTAGGAAGATTACATTATCAATTAACTTAGAGTACGATCAAATTGTTAGTCCAGAATTCCACTACTTTGTTCGGTGGGCTATTTCCAAAATAACGCCCATGACGCTAGCCGTCGAATTCACAGTTAATCGACCGGTACGGCGGCTTAATCGGGCATTGTTTTTACGACGAATTCGTGAGGCTCGAGCCTATGGTATGCGTTTTGATATTGATAATGTCGGATCAACATTGGATAGTTTAAAAAACATTCAGTGGTTATTGCCGCAGGTGGATTCGTTAAAATGTTCGATGCGCAGTTTCCGTAAGGCTGACGCTTCTGTTTGGCTTGACCTTAATCTCCAGTTTTGAAATCGATTGTCTCAAGATAATCATATTCAGTTGATTCTGATGGGGGTGGAGGATGCTGCTGATGAGCAGTTGGCAGAACAATTGAAGATTCCGGTTCGACAGGGCTACCGGTTTGGCCGCCCAATTAATCCACAAAACTAGGAGGAGCAGGATGACTGATAAACATAAACCATCGCAGCAATTGTATACGGATGCTTATTTCGAGCGTGGACACTGGGGACTCAAAGCGCGGCAGACGTTGGTGGCATTAGTCGGATGGATATGTGTGATTGTTCCCATTGTGATTACAATAACCGCTTTTTTGGCAGTTGATCATCCGCAGATACCTCATTTGTGGACGTATCGCGAAGGGATCTTTGAAATCAAATTCATTGGTATTTTATTGTTATTTGCGTTCGTGATGGTTTCACTCTTTGCGGTGGGGATGACGATTATTCAAAACCGCAAGCGAGAACGCGTCGTTGAGCAGTGGCCAACGTATAACCCGATTAACCAGCGTAAACGCGAAACAGAATTGGAAAAATTTATGGATGACCGATTTGGTGACGCAGATTTTCGCCATCAGGTTCGGCGATACCAAGTTAAACCGGAACAGAACTTAGAGACGGAACAAATTCATGAGCTTTATCAAAAACAACACCTGAATGATTTGGGAGATTAG